CTATGCCTTGTGTACCACTTTTGTACCAATCGCGAGCCGATCAAGCTTGTCGAGTTCGGCCCTGTCGGCATCAGAGTTCATCCACTTCGCATAGGTGGACAGTAGCATTTGTACGCTATGGCCGAGCTGATTCGCAATGAACGCCGGATTCATCCCCGCCATTAGGCACATGGTCGCGTAGGTGTGCCGAGTGTCGTACTGCCGGCGGCGCCTGATCTTGAGCTTCACCAGGGCCTTGAGCAGATAGTCTCTCGTTGTGCTGTCGGACTTGATGTAGGAATCTCCGTCTGCTGGCGCAAACACATACTCGCTACGCAGCTTCGTCAGTCGCTCGGCAACCCTGAGCGCATGCATTGCCCTGCTGTTCAACAGCACCGTCCGCTCCTCCTTGGTCTTCACGCGCTCAAAGACCTTGCCCTTCACGCGACCCCGCCACACATGGGCAGTTTGCTTGCCCATATCAATATCTACCCATCTCAGCGCCGCCTGTTCTGCCGGCCGCATCCCCGTGAAGAAAGCAAACTCGAACCATGCAGCGTAGATTTCGGTCAGCCCACGACAGGTTTCGTATAGGTACCCGATGATCCGTTCGGCGTCGTCGCGCTCGTATGGATCTACCTGCTTTTTCGCGAGACGCGGGCGAGCAATCGATGCGCACGGATTTCGATTGATCAAGCCGTCCGCCAGCGCCGATTTGAAGATGCTTGACAGCTTGTCGACAGCGTTACGGCGCACACCAGCGGAACTCCATTCGGTATTGGCGACAATGCGGCGAACATCGGCGGCCGACACAAGATCAATCCTCGCCTCGGCGAGATGTGGCATCCAGTAGCGGTTGAGCGTGCCCTTGTAGTTGCTGCGTGTTGTCTCGACGATTTCCCTGCTGTCGAGCCAGATTTGGGCGTACTCGCCGAAGGTAGGAATCGACGCACTTTTGACGTAAGAAGAGTCCGGGAAGAGCTCCGCGTACTTCTCTTCGGTCATCACTCCCAGCCTGATCAGTTGGACTACCTGAGTTCTGAGACGATCGGCCTCGGCGATCCCTTTCGCTGTCGGGGGATATGCAAGCGTCTCGCAGCGTCGGGTGTCCCAGGTGAACCGGATGCGGACGTACTTCCCTTGGACGACTTCAATACCGGTCGGCAGGGTGCGCGGCTTTCTGCCCATTCGTTGTACCTCGAAATGTAGTAGTAGATTCGGCCGTTCTCTTTGGCCCAGACCCAACGCGGGATCAGGCCCTGGTAGCGCTGGTGTTCCAGAGACTTCGGGGAGCAGCCGATCAGGCTAGCCATGACGGGCTCCATTACGCGGTCGACCGGGTGCTCGATCTTCTTGGCGGTTTCCATTGGCAATACCTCCCCGTCCTGCTGGCGCTGGTCGGGAAAATGGTTTTCGGGGAATGGCAGCCTATCGGCTACCGTGCGGTTAGAACGAGCAGCCCCATTGCAGGGCTGCGAATGCTGGCGCTAGCTCGATCACTGCGTGTAGCGCGATCAGGCTGGCGCCAATGACGGCTACTGCCGCCATGCGGGAGAGAGCTTTCTTCATGGTGGCTCCGGATCAGTCGCCCGCGGCCTTCGAGATCAGGTGCATGAGCATTTCGCGCAGTTGCTCGCGCTCGAGCACCTGGCCGGTCTTTGCGTACTCATCGGCCTGACGCAGGATCGCGTCGATCTCAATCTCGAACATTGGAGAGAGCACGTCTGGCTCACACTGTTCGAGCAGCAACTGGATTGCGCGAGTCGGATGTGCCATCGCTACGCCGAGCCAGTTGTAAGCCGACGCGGTGCGGTAGTAGCGGAGGCCGGCGATCTCATGCCGGCGCGGCGGGCGGAAGGTTTTCGTGCGCATATTCAATCCGGGTAGTGGGTAGACCATTATCCGAATTGCTGTATATGCGTACAGTGGTTGGCGATGGGTGGCTATGGCTGCTCCGGAAGGTACTGAAGCGCCCAGGTCGGGTGGAACCTCCTTGGCCTGCTTTCGCCGTCTAGCTTGATCATGAGGTGGGCGCCCTTTGCGCTTGTTATCGTCCCGTGCTCCTCGGTGCCGCGACCTCGGTAGATGACCTTTCCGCCTCGCTTGCAGGGAACGTTGTAGGCCCTGCGAATGAACTCCATGCTCATGGCTTCCCTCCATCCTGCTCGCTCAGCAGGGCGCGCAACTCTTCAAGTGCGCCAATGCGGTCCTGCGCATCCGAACTGGTAAGTGCCGGAGTTACGATCCGCCGCAACAGCCCCTCGCTGACCACCACATGGCCCGCTGGAATAACTGCCAGGTCCAGCACTTCATAGCCTGGCCAGTCCTGAGGGTTTGCTCTGACCATGTCGTGGTGCTCCTTGGAGCAGGGGCGCCAATCTCCCGGATGGCTTGTGAAGAACGAGTAGTACCGCTTCACCTCACTCATGACCTACCTCCTTGCGGCGCTGGGATTCCTGTTCCTGGTACAGCCGATCAACTTGCTCCTGGCGCCGGTCCAGCTTTCTGCAGCGTGCAATGTGGTCTTGTAGGGCGATGTCGAACGGCTTGATTTCTTCGAGAAGCCGTAGTTTTTCGGCGGCGCGCGTTTCGCTGTTGAACTGCCGGGCCAGTTCGTCACGCCTCTTGAAGTCAGGCTTTTCGCGTTCCCAACGATCCAGTTCTGCCTGGTAGGCATCGCTCAGCTTTTCGCTCTGCTGCTGCCAGCGGATGAAAAGAAGATCGCTCCTTCTGGGCCTAAGGAGCAGAGGGTTTTTCTCGCGGATCCACGCGAGAATCTCGTCCTTCGTGAACTCGTTGAGAATGTCCAGAATCATCACATCCCCTCCTTGCCGGGCTCGGCGCGGTCCAGGCGCTCTATCTCGGCCAGGATCAAGGCGCCGGCACGCACGTAGTTGGAACGCGCGTCTCTCGGCTTCCACCACTTCGCCACGAACGGCCAGATAGCGGGCGCTTCGTCATTGGCTCCGTTGAGGATGTATGCCGCTGCGGCGCGCGGAAGTTCGGCGGCGCAATAGAGGTCGTCGTGCTCCGGCGTCCAGCCCTCGGCCTCGACCTGCCGGCGTCGTTCGGCTTGAATGTCGAGCCATGCCTGCGGCACTTCCTTGCCGGGCGCGGCGGCGAGCATCTGCCGGTAAATCTCGCCGATGCTGTTTACCGCGTCATAACGCAGGGACTGGCCGACAAAGGTCATCTGCGACGTCGGGTCCATCGGTACGAGCTTCCACCCCTCCGGCACGCTGTGCTGAGCCTGGGCGGCATCCTCGGACGCCTTCACGCATGACTTGATCGAGGCCAGCAGGTAGGACCATGCGAAACCGCGCTCCTGGGACGGGCGCAAGCCGAGCGCACGCGCTACGTCATCGCGACACTGCTTGTCCAGGTCGTGGAGTTGCTGAGCCTGGGCTACAGGGGCGGCGTAGAGCTTCGTGCCGACAGGGAGTTTCGTCGCATAGCTGTGGCGAACGATCACTGCTGTCAGGGTGCCGCCGCTTTCACGCACTTCGCCCACAGGTTCTTGCTTCTCCAGCTCCGCCTCTGCCTGCTCGGACTTGAGTGCTTCGGCAGGCGCTTCGTTGAACGCTTTCGCATGCGGGGCGAGGTTGAGCGGGTCGAGTTGCTCGCGAAACGCCTGGAGCCGCTCGATGCGCTCCGCCTCTTGCTCCGGAGTGGACTCGAACTCGTACAGCCGCTGGGCGGCTTCGACTACCAGCCGCGACGACACGCCAGCGCTGAAGCGGACGCCACCGACCTTGGCTGGCTGTTCCAGCTTGGGCCAATGGTTGAATGCTCGACGGGCGAGGGCAATGTCGCATACCGCAGCTGGAACAGGCTGGCCGTCCTCGCCCTCGAGTTCGTTGGCCAGCCACTCTTCGAAGCTGGCTTCCGATCGAGCCGGCGCCTGGTCCTTGATCAGGGCCAGCAGGCTCTCGGCTGAGGAGTGAACGTCGTCGAGTTCCGTCGACCAGCGGCGCGGGGTGTTGTCGTGGATGTTGTCCAGGGCTTCGACGATGCCGCGCAGGCGGGTGGCGCACTGCTCGATCAGTTGGTGTTGGGTAGAGGACATTGCGGTGTCTCCGGTTGCTCCGGCGCCGGCGGCCGGCAGCGGAAGCATTTGCACAGGCCTATCCGTTGGCCTGTGGTGCGGCAGATGGTGGGGCGGTTCATTGCGGTACTCAGGTGAAGAGGGTGGGCTGGGCGCTCTTGTCCAGCGCCTGCTTGGGCAACTTCAGGCCGCACAGCCGGAGGGCCTGCTTGTGGTTGAGGGAGGCCGCCACAGCAACAGGCCTGGCATGCTGGTCGATGTAGGACTTCGGCCAGGGCGCGCGCCCGCGCGCGGTGAGTATGCCGGCGTGGTCGAGCGGCCAGGTCCGTGCGGCGGCCAGGTTGGATGTCCGGCCGGCGGCCTCGGGTACCCAGACCAGGCAGTTGCCGTCCCAGTCCCTGTCGTAGGCGACGTAGATGCGGTCGTCCGCCGGCGCGCCGGCGAGTGCCTGCGTCCGGGACAGGTCCAGGTCCTGGTGATCGACGCCGTACTCGGCCCGGGCGCGCACGTAGTCGACCGGCCAGGGCAGATCGGTTTCCCGGCACTTGTACTGCCGAACGGCATGGGCGCTGGTGAACGTCTCGGCTTCGTCGAGGTTGGTGGTGTAGCCGCCGCCGGCGCGCCAGAACGTTGCTCGGCTCCCGACGTTGCTGCGGCTGTCTTGCAGGTAGAAGAGGTCGGTCATGGCGCATCCTCCGCAGGACCGGTGATGTGCTCCGCGTGCAGAGCGCGCATTCCCAGATTGGTGGCTACGGTGAACTCCAGCCTGGCGCCCTTCGAGTCCATCCAGCCGGGCAGCAGAGCGATTGCCTGGCAGGTGAGCAGCTTCTGCAGGTCGAGCCGCAGGTAGTCGGCCCACTCGAAGCCCGGAATCTCGCCGTGCTCGGCGGGGTTCTCGACCTGGTACCCGAGGCCTCGCAGGCGCGCGGCTTCGGCGTGGAACGCGGGGAAGTTGTGTTCGGGCAGGCCAGTCATGGGGCCTGCGAGGTAGATGCGCTGGGTCACGGCAGCAACTCCTCCCCGACCTGGCGGGCATGCTTGAGGCTGCCGGCCCTGATGCGCTTCCAGTTCTTCCCCCAGTCCTCCGTCAGGCCGCCCTGGCTCACGAAGAACGGGCCGTGCTTCACGAACACGGCGCCGCCGGCGTTGCGCATGACGAAGTAGGTGTTGTCGTCGACCGGCTCGTCCGCTCGGTCATGCTCGATTGCCCTGTCGGCCGGCGCCGTGCGCCAGTCCGGCCAGGTGCGCGCCTCGTTCTTCGTCTGCTTGGCGACCAGGGCGTCGATTATCTGCGCCGGAGTGGCGCCGGTACGCCAAGCCCCGTCCAGAGCGAGAATCACAACGTCGATCCACTCGGCCAGGTCGCCAGGGGCTTCATCGATCTCGCGCAGCTCCTTGCGGATGTGGTCGATGACGCCGGCGGCGCGCGACCCTGGCCCGAACGTGCGTTCGCTGAACCGGCGCTGGCGCTCCAGGTGCAGGTCGAAACGGAACACGTCCAGGCGCCCCTGGGCGCGGCCAAGCGCGTAGGCCTCGTCCTGGAACATCAGGAGGTGATCGTCGGGGTGGTTCTGGTTCGTCGTCATGGCGGAGTTGTTGTTTTCTGCGGACATAGGAGTACCTCTCGCCTGCTGGCGCAATGGCATGGAGTGGGGTAGGTTCGGGAGCCCGGCATGGGGCCGGAGCAAGGAGATGCAAATGGCAGTAGCAATTGAAGATAACGATGGCCACACCCAGATCTACGATACGGCCGTGAAGGTCGAGGTCGAAGGGGACAAGTACGTGGTTTACGGCCCTTTCAAGTCGGTTCTTGCCGTTGTCCCCCGGGACGACGTGAAGCGCCTGGCCTCTGATGAGGAATCCCCAATCTAACGGGATCCACCAGTGATTTTGTAGTGCAACTGTTTATTGCGGCGGCCCTTTTCAGGGCCGCTCTTCTTTCTGATCCACACTCAACCCCACCGCTACCTGCCGCACCCAGATGGGCGTATTGCTGAGCATGAACGTCTCGCCCTGCTCGGCCAGCAGCAGGGTGGTGCCCATCACGCCGGCGATGGCCTCGGCCGCGGCCGGTGGTACGGCGTTGCCGATGCGCTCGCGCCAGTCGCTGTCGCTCAGGCCGTCGAGGACCAACTGCTCTTCGGGGTCGACCAAGCTCTGCAGCGCGGCGAGTTCCAGGGTGGTAAACGGCCTGTGCCAGGTGCCGTCCAGCGACTGGATGATGCAGGTCAGCCGGTCGTTCGCCGCCGGCATGCGCGGGTCGGCGACGCTCCACCGGCCATTGTCGTGCCTGGCGCTGGCCGACACTGCGCCGGCGGACTGGTTGAAGCCCACCACTCCGTAGTGGCCGCCGGTGAGGTAGGAGTCTCCCTTCGTCCGGTTGAGCACCCGCGGGTCTTCGACGCATTGCCCTGTGCCGTGGGCACTGGTAACCGCTTGTGCATGGCGGCTCCAAGGCACGATGCGGAACTCGTTCGAGTGTTTGGCAGGGCCGCTGTGGCGCGGATCAGCCACGGCGAAAGCGCCCTGGCCGGTGGTGCTGGCGGCGATCACGGTGCCGGACGGACCGTCCCAGTCAGTGACCGGGTACTTGCCGAAGCTCTGCCCGCGCGGATCGGCGACGGAGTACGTGCCCTGGCCGGGCGACTTGACGCCGATGATGGCGCCGGAGGTGTCGGTCCAGCGGCGGACGCCGTACTGCTGGTATTGCATAGCGTTTGCCGGTGCGCGCGGGTCCGCTACCGAGAACGCCCCGTTCGTGGGGCCGCTGCGGCCGGCGATGGTGCCCATGCTGTCGTTCCAACCGTGAACGCCCATGTAGCCTGCCTGATATTTCGGGACGATGATCAGATCGCGCAGGTAGCCGTCCTCAACGGCCAGGTCGTTCAAACTGCGCCAGTCGCTGCCGGCTCGCACCAGGGCGAGGCGCACCCAGGTCTTCCACTGCAGGGACGGCACGCGGTGCATCGGGCCTGCGGCCTCAATGTCGCCGGGAAGCGGCATGCGGCCGAGGATGTCGCCGACGGCGCGGAGCGACTTCTTCTCTGGCTCGTATAGGAAGGGCGGCACTTTCTCGACGTGCCGCGCGACAAGCAGGAAGCGCTTGCGCGATTGGGCCAGGCCGCCGAGTTCGCCGCAGTCGTGAGTGGTTTCCGCCACGGCGTAGCCGAAGCCACCGAGCAGGCTGTTGATCTGGTCCAGCAGGTGCCGACCGCGGCTGGCCAGGCGCGGGACGTTCTCGAAGACGATCAGGGGCACCGGGTCATCGGCCCAGGCTTCGCCCATGAGCCAGATGCAGCGCAGAGTCAATTCGTTGAGTGCCTGGTATTTTGGGGTGAGGCTCAACTTCTCGGACAGCAGGCCGGAGGCCCCCTTGCAGGGGCTGGAGATGAACACCGCGTCCGGGCGCTTGCCCTGGGCGGCGCGGCGCACATCCTCGGGGGTGGCCTCCCGCCAGCCTGTCGGCGGCTCCTTGCCGTGGAACCGCACGTACTGGTCGCGGGTGAAGAGGTCCAGCAGGGTGCCCGGGACACCGGCCAGGCGCTCGAAGTCGCGCAATCCGGCCGGGTCCACGTCGATCCCGCCGAGGCAGACCCATTCGGCCTCGACGTTGCCGACCCGCGGGCGCGCCCGGTTGAAACCGGCGGCACCGCCGCCCAGGCCGCAGCAGAAGTGGAAGTGGTAGAGAGTGCGCTTGATCATGCGGCGGGTTCCTTTTCGCGAACGTGAGGACGCACTGCGCTATGCGTGATGGCGCAGTGATGTCGTTGGAGTTAGATTTGGAAGGCCCGGCATGGGGCCGGATCAGGGAGGAGAGATGCCTGACTTCAGAATCGTCGAGATCGTGTTCGATGACACCAAGGTCTATTACCGGTATGAGACGGTGGGTGCATCAACAATCGGTGGAGAGCAAACACCTGCTTATCAGCAAGACATCATCCTCAATCATTTTCGGTCTGCCGCAGGCTATCGGGGTTCTCCGACAAAGGTTGAAAGCGCTGCACTTGTTGCATCGAAGGCCGTGGGACGAGTGGTCCAAACTTTGAGCGGATCCAAGGCTCAAGCCAGGTCGACAAAGAACACTTGGGTAACCAAGGCGCATGCAGATCGTAACTATGAGGTTCTCAACACCCAGAGTCGTTAGGCTGTACGCGACCCGCTAGAAGTACGTCAGTACTCCGTGAACAGGCACTGGACGCCGCCCTGCCTGACAGGGCGGCCCACGAGGCATGGTTGAATCGCCCACAGGGCGGCGTCCGGTGCGTGCTTGCTGGAAGAGAAAGCGCCCCGGGTGGGGCGCTCGGCGGGTGGCGTTAGAGCGGGCGGATACTGCGCGCCACTTTCGGGTCACGCTGGATGTAGCCCTTGTTCTCGAGGGCGGTCAGGCGCTGCTGGATGGCGAACTGGCGGACGCCGGCCTTGGCTGCCAGTTCTGCGACGGTGGGTGCGTAGCCTTTCTCCGCCCAGAACGCTCGGATGTGCCCGAGCGTTTCGTTCTGCATCGTCGACGGGGCCTGCTTCACGGCTGAGCCTCGCGAGATCCGTGCGCGTTCATCGCCCCGTCTTGCTTCTGCGCTGCAACCTTCTTCAGTTGGCTGGCGAGATGTGCCGGCAGACCGTGGATTAGCAGGGTGTCGGAGCCTGAGTCGAACTCCACCTTGGTGCCGAGGAGGTGTGCCTCGAAGCTGATCGACAGGCCTTCGGCGCGGCCGGTGAAGCGGCGGAACTGGTTGAAGGTGCGCTTGTCCGCCGGGATCTCCGGCGACAGGCCGTAGTCCTTGTGCTGGATGAAGTCGTAGAACGCCCGTGGCTGCTGTTCGTCGATCAGTTCGGAAAGGGCGTCGAGGGTCATCGGCTCACCGAGGCGTGCCTGCGCGGTGGCGTAGTCGACCAGCGACACGGTTTTTTCGCGGGCCTGTTCCTCGGCCATGCCCTCGCTTTCCACGAAGTCGCTGAAGGCTTTCAGCAGGGTGCGCGTCTCGCCCGGCGAATCGACCCCTTCCTGGCAGCCGATGAAGTCGCGGAAGTAGTCGGAGAGCTTTCTCCCGCCCTTGCCCTTGATGAACGAGATGTACTGCTTCGACTGCTTGTTGTTGCGCCACTCGGAGAGGTTGATTCGCGCCGCCAGGTGTAACTGGCCGAGGTCGAGGTGGCTCGACGGGGTGACGTCCAGTGACTCGTTCACCGCCGCCCCTTCGCTGTGGTGCAGCAGGGCGATCGCCAGGTAGTCGGTCATGCCCTGCTGGTAGTGGGCGAACAGTACGTAGCCGCCGGTGGAGAGGTTGGACTCTTCCATCAGCTTCTGCAGGTGTTCCACCGCCTCGCGGCTGAACCCCACGAAGTCGCGGTCGCCTTCCAGGTACTCGCCGAGCCAGCCGCTGAACGGGTAGGCCCCGGACTCGCCCTGGAAGAAGCCCCAGGCCTTGTTCTTGGCGTTGTAGCTTTCGTTGAGGTCGGCCAGCAGGTTCTCGATGACCTGGGAGTTACCCAGCTCAGCGTCGCGCGCATGGAGCACGGTCGGGGTGCCGTCGGGCTTCTTGTCGATCAGGTGGATGATGGAATGGCGGATAGGCATGGCTGCCTCCTATGTTGGTGAGGTGGTCAGACGCCTACGGGAACTTCTTCGCCGCCCAGTGCTACCAGCAGCTCGGGGATGAATTGCTGGAAGGTGAGCATCATCAGGACGAAGCTGGCGTCGGCCTGTGCGAACTCGTCGGAATCCTTACCAGCGTCGTCCAGTGCCCGCTCCTGCAGCAGGTCGTCGAAGCGGAGGCTGCGGATCACCAGACCCTCGTCGAGTACGAAGTAGAGGTCTTTCTTCCAGGCGAGAGCGAGCTTGGTGACGCTCTTACCTGAGTCGAGGTGCTGGCGGATCACGTCGCTGGTCAGGTCCTGGTGTTTGGCGGTGATGCTGCCTTGCTCGTCGGTGTCGCGGAGCAGGGCGCCGTCGCACAGCCAGAAGTCGCCACCCGCATTAGTTTCTTGGCTTCGCAGCCACTCGGTCATGGTTGCCGTCGGCGAAACCTTGGTTGCGATCGGTCGGACGGGGAGAGAGCCCAGGGCTTCGCGCAAGGTCGACAGCAGATCCTCGGCGGCCTTCGCCGTGGCGGTGTCCACGATCACCAGGCCTTGCGCCGGCATGATTGCGGCGAAGGTGCGCTTGCGGCGGGTGAACGCGCGCGGTAGGAGGGTCTGGACGATCTCGTCCTTCAACTGGTCGCGCTCTTTCTTGTAGACCTTGCGCTGCTGGGTTTCCTCGACCTCTTCGACCTTCTCCTTCAGTGCTTCGTTGACCACGCTGCCAGGCAGGATCTTCTCCTCCTTGCGGCAGCAGATCAGCCAGAATCCGTTCGCCTCGCGTACCAGCGGTGCGTCACCCTTGCCGACCGGCGGCGCGAAGCCGTAGGTGGTCAACTCCTGGGAGGCGCAGGGGCGCGCTGGTTTGCTCGCCAGGGCACTTTCCAGAGCGCTGGCCGTTGTGTCGATGGGTTGGGTGAGGCGGTAGATCAGTAGGTTGCGGAACCACATGGTGCTGTCTCCGGGCGGCCCGGCGCTCAGACGATGCGCCAGAGCCTGCGGTAGGGGTTGTCGAAGGGGATGTCGTCGTCGTAGCTGTCGTAGTCGGTCGCCGGTTGCGGCTGGTGGTGAGTGGTCGGCCGCGGTGGCGGCTCGCGGCCAGGGCCAGGGCCAGGGCCACGCGCCTGGCCTGCCTGCTCAGGCTTGCCGCCGAGCAGTTGCATGTTGCCGTTGATGTCCACCACTACCTCGGTGCTGTAGTGGTCCTGGCCGTCCTGGCCCTGCCACTTGCGGGTGCGTAGGCTGCCTTCGATGTAGACCTGGGAGCCCTTTCGCAGGTATTGCGCTGCGATTTCGGCCAGTCGGCCAAATAGCACCACCCGGTGCCACTCGGTGCGCTCCTGCTGCTGGCCGGTCTGCTTGTCCTTCCAGCTTTCGCTGGTGGCCAGGCTGAGGGACGTGACTGCTTTCCCGCTGGGGGTGGATCTTGCGTCTGGATCCTGGCCCAGATGGCCGACCAGGATGACCTTGTTCACTCCGCGTGCCATGACTCAGGCCTCCGTCTCAGCCGGCGGCACCGAGCTGGGCGGCGCTACATCGACTCCCTGCAAAGCGAAGTAAATGCGGGCGCAGGCCTCGGCGTCCGGCATCGCGCGGTGAGCCTCTACCAGGTCCTCCCCGGTGAAGTGCTTGTATGCCTCGGCCAAGGTCGGCAACTTGTTGCGGGGAAGCGCGACCTGTGCGCGGGAGCGATAGCAGGTGCAGAACTTCTCACCCGATTCCTTGAATGCGTTGGCCGCTTCATCGTCCTGGTAGCGCATCAGCGCGATGCGAGTGATACGGTCGTCGAAGCTGATGTTGTGCGCCGCGCGGCGGGCAGCGCGGCCGTTGATCGCAAGAAAGCCCTCCAGAGCCTCGGCCTCGCTGATGCCAACATCCATCGCCTGTTCGTGGCTGATGCCGTGGATCGCTGTCATTTCGGGGGTGATTTCCCAGCCGTTGGGTCGCACGATCGCCTCGAAGCGATCGATGGTGTTGCCGGCGGCATCGCAGAGCAGAGCGGCAACTTCTACGATGTGGGGCTGGCACGGGTCTTCACTGGGCAACTTCCACTCGGGAATCCCCGTCGTTTCGAAGTCGAAAATGTTGGTGAGCATGGTCTGTCCTCGGTGGTTGGGCATCAGGCTGCGCGCTCAACGAACGCGCACCCGGATGCCGCACCGGCGGTGGGCGCCGGCGCTGGCGGTTCGGAGGGGCTGGGGGAGTGGATTAGGAGGAGGGGAGCTTGCGGTAGCCGATGGCGTACAACCGTTCAGCCTGTTCGCGCGTGAGCATGTGCGTACAGGAACCAACCTTGTACTGGTAGTCGCTGAGCATGGCATCGACAGCCTGGGCGGCGATCTGCTCGGGGGTGAGGAGCGGGCGGAACAGCATGTCGTGCGTGCGGTAGTACTGTTCTTGGCCGTTGTCGTACGCAACTAACGACTCGTCGCTGATGTACCGAATTTCACAGCGCCGATACTCCGGCCAGATCATGTGCCTGTATTCGCATTCCACGCCGACCGGCGGCAGGCCGTCTTGGCCGTTCCACTGCATGACAGGCTCCTTTGCCTCATCAGCCACAGGACGACGTTCCACCAGTAGCCATACGTGGCCCAGTTTGGTCATATCGCAGGTGTGGAAGTCTGGCCGCAGGTTGCCCACACGCTGGCGTTTGCTGATCCGGCAGCCCCATCCCTCAACCCAGTACATATCGTTGCCGTGCTCGGTAGTGACCACTGCCTGCGCCCAATGAGGCGCGATGCTCCAGTCGATACTGGTCATTCTCGTTCCCTAGAACTGTGCCGGCGTGGCCGGCGCGAGGTGGATGGTCAGGCCGCTTTCGCGGGGGCCTTTTCGACGATCACGCCCGGCAGATTCAGCGTTTGGCCCTTGCTGTTGGCCAGGCTGTCCAGGGCCGGCTGGTCGACAACGAGCAAGTCCTCGGTAGCCAGGCCTTCGGCGATGGCGGCGATGAACGCGCTTTTATCGACGACGCGGGCGCGCCACTGGATAGCGCCGGGCTCTGCTGCCTTGCCGGCGGGCTTGATCTGGGCGGGCGCTGGTGCAACCTCGGCCTTCGGCGCCTCCGGCTCGACAGCGACGGGCGTGCCCTGCTCGGCGAGCTGCTGGCGCGCGGCAGCAAGCTCCTGCTGCTGGCGCGCCAGTTCTTCGCGTTGGCGTTGCATTTTCTCTTGCTGCCGGCGCATTTCCGCCTGTTGCTCCTCCATGCGGCGGCGCATTTCGGCTTGCTGGGCTTCCAACTCCTGCCGCTGACGCTCCGCCTGCTCGAAGGCCAGGCGATCGGTCAGCATTTGAGTTAGCTCGTCCAGAGCAGCCTGGCGGGCCTCTACGGCTTCTTTCGTCAGGTCGTAGAAGTCGTGGGTTGCGTCGATTTCGCCGACGCGATCCAGCATCGCACTGATGTCGTCGCTGGACCGGCCACGAACCTGCGCGGGCATGGCCTTGATCGCATCGACCTTCTGCTGCAATCGCGCAATACGCTCCCGGCGCTCACGCTCAACGCGATCATCCACCACTTTCTTGGCAGCCTTCATCGGGTCTTCCAGGGCCGCCAGTTCAGCAGTGATGCGCTTCGCTTCTGTGTCGATGATCTGTCCGGCCTGCAGGTACGGTGCCTTCTCGCGCTTGCGCGCGGCCTCTAGGCTGGTGCGCAGGGAGGTCAGCTCTTTGATACCGTCCTTGATGAACGCATAGCCCTCTTCGGTATTTGCGTCCGGCACTTCGGCGTATTTCACACGAAGTTGCGCCAGAGCGGCATTGGTGGCGCTGTACTCGGTGACCTCGACGGTGCCGTTGTCCAGATCGACGTTTTTCAAGATGGTCATGGCGCTATACCTCAGTGGCTGGGGTGTTGATGGGTTTCAGGACGGCCAGGCGGGCGTCGGCGGCTTCGTTGATGCGAGCCTCAATGGCCGCCGGCTTGATCTTCACGACCTCGGCTTTGGCACGAGCTGTTTGCGCGATCTGCTTGCGCATCATTTCCAGAGCGCGCTCGTTGGGGCAGACTTCCAGGGCGCTGATTTGGCTGTGCAGCCAACTGGCGAACTCCCCCTTGGCCTCGTCCAGCACGGCCTCGGCGCCTGTTTCGCCAGCGCCCTCCAGGCGTTCCCTGAGCTTCTGGCCTTCGAGGTACGTGGCATCGTCGAACATGCCGAGGTGCACATCGGCGCAGAAGCCGGCGAGGCTCAGGCACTTCTTGATCGCGTCGGTGACGCTCTTCTTCGGCGCGTCGAAGTCGGTGGAGACTCCGTAGGTGGTCCGGCGCACGAAGGGGGTGTGCCCGAATTGCTGGGAGTAGCAGCGCTCCCCGTCATGTACGTACCAGAGCTTGAGGAGCACGGTGTGCATCAGTTCGTGGCAGATGACCCCGCCATCCTTGCCCAGGATGGGAGCCCCCTGGTCGAAGCGGTCGGTGATAATGTCAAAGCCCCAGCCCTTGCCGATCGGCCCGAACAACTCGGTGGCGCGCTGGTATACGTATTGCGCGTTGATCGTGGTGACGTCACGACCGTCAAAGTGCTGGGTTTTGGTGGCGCTGAGCGGGGTGTTCTTCACCTGGTCCCAGAGCGCCATATTGTGGTTCGGTTTGGTCATTGTGCTTCTCGCTTCACGACTGTCGGCGCCGTGGCTGGTTGTTCCGCGGTAATCAGTCCGCCCCAGATCGGGCCCAGGGCGAGAATGAGCAGGAAGAGGAGGCCGCCGATCAGGCCGCCCACCCAGATGGCTTTGCGCTTCGCGTTCATGTCGGGAGCATCCTGTAGATCAGCCAGCCGTAGAACGGAGCCACCAGGGCCAGCACGCCGATGGCCGACGCAATTTCGATGAGCGCCCGGCGGGCTCCAGTTGCATTTGGCTTCATGCGGAGGCCCCTCCCTTGGCTTTGTCGATTGCGCTTCGGGCCGCCTCGATCGCCGCAGTTGTGATCGCGTTGCGATGCTGCGGCAGATAGCCGACCAGCGCGCAGTACGCTTGCTCCAGTGCGATGAGTAATTCGGGGCCGTAACTTTCAACGCGCCGCTGTGCTGCGCGTTCCGCCCGCTTGCGGTTGTCGCGCTCGATTGCAGACTGCGCTTCCTGTTCGGTGGCGTAGAACCTGTACCAGTCAGCGCGCTTCGCGATGCGCGTGCCGTCGGCTCGAACGTAGTACGCCTTCGTTTCCCGAACGAACTCACAGCGGCTAGCTGCGTCTCGGCCGGCCCGGACTTGAAAGCGGGTGATTGGATTCATACCCGAGTACTCCTGAGTTCTGCCCAGCGGGCGTCCGACGCGGCGTCGAGCCGGTGGCGCATGTCGTCGTAAATACGGGTGTCGATGAAGCCGACCGCATAGGCCAGTTCAATTTGGCCATGGACGAACTTCTGGTCCGGGCGTGGGAACGGTGATCGGCGCATCGCCGTAATGCCTTCCTCGATCATCAGCACCGCGCGTTCATCGCTGAAGGCCATCGTTGTCCTCCTGCTCTTCGTCGTCAGGCTCCGGGTACGGCTGGTCCCAGAGCGGGTCGACGGCACGGTCGTAAGCGAGTTGCGCGTTGCTGAATGCCGCGCGGTTGCGGCGGTCGCGGTATGTCCACATCGGGATGCTCTCCGTGTTTCACCTGCATTCGGCTGAACGCTCACGCCGCCGGGATTGCCCGGTGGGGAGGCGGGGAGCGCTCATGCGAATGCGGGCGGCGAAAGAAGCCCGGCCGGAGCCGGGCAAGGGGGGGATGAAACGGGCTCAGGAAACAGCAGTGCAGTTGCGCACCAGCACCGGCGTGGCCTGGCCTTCTAGCCAGATCACCGCCATGCCGGAGGCGGAAACTTTGGCTTGAGTGAGCGTTCTGGTGCGGATGGGGATGCCGTCGCGGAGCGGACGGTACTCAACGACCACCGGATTCGGATGCATGCGATTCCACTCTTCAACCAGGTCTTTGGGTGAGGCGGGCCGGACTGCGCCAACCCGGGCGTAGATCTCGGCGCGATGAATGGCCATCGCTTCCGGAGCAACGATTCCGAGGCGGATCTGGCCGCCTCTGTTCTCGACGACGGTCACGGTGATGTCGTCGCCAATGTGCAGGGTTTCGCCGACTCGGCGGGTGAGGATCAGCATATGTGCCTCCGTTCAGGATGCTGGACGTGCGGGCTCAGGCCGGCTCGCAGTGGGAAAGGGCAACGCAACCGGACACTCCGGCGAGCCAGACGACAGCAGTGTGTCCGCCGAGCACCTGGGCTTCGGTTGTCGTCCGGGTGCGCTTCGGCGCCGCGCCGCGATGGAATCGGTAGTCGACCTCGGTTCCGGCGGGGTATGCGGAATTCCAGGCAGCAACGGTCGCCGCCGGGTTGGCGTTTCGCTTCATCGGGTGTCTCCGGATAGAGTTCGGTGGGGCTGGTGATGCCCTGCTACCGGCAGGGCGGCGGGTTATAGGTCGGCCCAGCCTTGGGTTGCTGGATCGATTGCCGGCGCCTGCTGCTTTAGCAGTTGGTCGGCGTACACGCGGGTTTCTTCCCAGGTGTCCGCATCGGCGAAGACGTGGCGCTTGTACTCGCCAGAAGTGACGCCGACGTAGCGAACAAGCGCGCCGTAGTCGCGGCAGATTTCCCGGCCGTCAGCGGCCAGCATCAGGTTGACGCAGCAGTACATGGCGCCGACTTCCAGCGGGTTGCGGTCAATGTCCAGAATCTGTTCAGTTGCCATCGTCTTGCCCTCCAGGGCGGTAAAGCCCCGGCGAACCGGGGCATGCTCCTTATGCGGCTTTCACCTTGCAGGCGCGGGCCTGCAGTTCTTTGCCGTTCACTTCGACGACCAGGTACTCACCGCCACCGCGGCCGGTGCCCTTGTTGATGGTGCGCAGGAACTTGCCTTCCTTCGCGACGCCACGCGGGTTGGTCAGGATCACGGACTGGCCTTTCTTGAACATCGGTGTTTCCTCTCGTTGTGGTTTCCCGTATGCCCCTCCCGTACTGGCGAGGGGCATCTAGGAAATCGATGTTGCGGTCCGCTGTTACTGATCGCGCCACCTGCGGATGGGCGCATTTCTGCTTGGCTCCAGTCGGTCCCTGTCTGTTGGTAGGCAGTTTCAAAGGCCTACTCCACGGGGCTGGGGGAGGTTTTTCGCCACCTACCTGGCTATCCGGCGAGTCTCCGGCTTGTTGTCGTCACGATGTTCTGTGTCGATGAGATAAAAATTACCAGTGGCATTTAAGTAATGTCAATGCTGATGGTAATAAAATTTTCCAACGCTCATCAGGCACAGGTTGAATGGGTGAGGTGGCGGGTATACTGTATTTATATACAGCTAACGGGAGGTGCTTATGGCTAAGCAACAGAAGAAGCAGCAGGTGGTGAAACCGCTGACGGCAGCCGAACGGCTGGGCCTGCGCGTTTCAGAGATGATCAATTCACCGAAGGCTCAGGATCTGAGGATGGTGACAATTCACCGGCTGGACACGGATTCCGATGAAGCATGGGAGGGAGTGATGGGAGTACTTGCCGAGACGGACGGTCTTGAGCTGATCTTTAACGATGACGGTACCGTCACTCTTAAGTGGGAGAAGCAGGAGAGGGAGGAGGAGGCCTGGTAGGCTGGATACGAAAAGCCCCGCGTGGGGCGGGGCTTGTTAAGCAAGGCGCGTATCAGTGCTTCCTACGCCTGAGTACCGACCACCAGAATACCCAGCCCATGATGCTGAGGTTGTTCTCGCGCATCTGGTCCTTGGTGTACTCCTCGTCTGGGTATTCGTCACGGTTAAAGCTGCGTAGGCGGATGCCACCACCAGGCAATCGGTAGACGAACTTCACCCGTAGCATGTCATCGTGTTTCAACGCATAAATCTCGCCATCGATTATCGTATGGGCGGATAGGTCAACCCCGATGATGGCGCCATCGGCAATCAGAGGCTCCATGCTGTTGCCACTGACATTCACGCAGACCGAATGTTTTGGATCCACCCCCGACTCGCGCAGACCAGCCTTCGCGAACCTGATTTTTTGCTTGGCCTGCTCACGGTCGGGATAGCGACCGTCCCCCGCGGCGATTTGGATCTCGTCGAAGTACGGTATTTCAACCTCATCCGGGTCGAGCGGGTCCCCCACCTCGAAACTGGACATGGGCGTAAGTTCGCCCTCTGTCTCCGCTTTAGGCGCCGGCCGGAGAGTCTTCGCCATATCCGTTATTTCGTCCGCTAGGCGCGGACTGAACTCCCGAACATGAACCTGGAGAATTTCTGCGAATGCCGCCGCTGCCTGGGCGTTCAAAGGGTTCACGCCATTCAGGTAGTGGCTAACGGAGCTTTGGTTGATCCCAAGGAGGTGGGCGAGCTTCTCCTGCGTTAGACCGAGGTCACGCTTTCTGCTGTTGAAGATGGCCTTCAGTTGAAGGCACTCGTCTTTTCTGTCTGGTGGAAGAGGTTTTTTGCTCATCTTCGAATCGTATTCCCACAGGTAATATTTCAGCAAATGCCTATAGCATTGAAATGTTTAAATGCCACAGGTAATATTCTGGTGTGAGGAACACTTTGGAGAGCGGTCATGAACCGAGTACACATCAAGACATTTGCCTCCGAGCACGGGCAGTCCAGGGCTGCGGCGCTACTCGGCATCACTCAAGGGGCACTCAGCAAGGCTTTGCGTGTTGGTCGTGACATCTACGTCACCGCGCATGCTGATGGGACTTTCACTGCCGAGGAGGTGCGCACCTTTCCGGCCCAGAAGGTGCGCTTCGTTTCTTGACATGGACTGGTTCGTAGCAGGAGTGACTGCTGCAAGTAGATGCGTCAGCCAGCGCTTGGCGCAGGAGAACCAGGGCCTATGGGAACCGAGAACAGGGCTGACATGCAGTTCACCGTGACGATCAATCAAGCGAAAGCGCTCGAGTGGGGGCTGAACTCGCAGCAGGCGCTGCTGTTCGCCTTCGTCTACGAGTGCCCGAGTTGGGCGCGCCTGGTTCAGACGCCCGCAGGTGATTTCTACGCCCTGAGCAAAGCGAAGATCCTCGAGGAGTTGCCGCTGCTGACGGACAAGCCGGACACGGCGTACCGCTTGCTGAAGCAGATCGCTGCGGCCGGTGTGATCGATCTGTCGAGCACAGCAACCATCACACTCGTGCGGCTCACTGCGAAGGGGCAGGAGTGGAATCGGAAACTGGACGGGTCGGAAAAATATCCGACCCAGGTCGGAGAAAAATCCGAGGTCGGAAATTCTTCCGAGGTCGGAGAAAAATCCGATGCAGGCAGGTCGGAAAAATCTCCGACCAAGATCGGAAAAAAATCCGGGGTAGGTCGGAAAAAAATCCGTTCAGGGTCGGAAAAATCTCCGACAAATCAGGTAACCAGTAATCAGGTAACCAGTAATCAGGGTACCAATCAGGATATTGCCGGGGAGGCTGCGCCGGCCCCGGGCGGGGAATTCGTCGGCGCCGAGCAAGAGCCCGGGCCGCGCTGCCAGATACCGGCCGACATGCCAGGCCCGAAAGACCCGAACTGCAAGGCGTACCGCACATGGGCCAACTACGCCATGGCCTATCGCACTCGATACACCGCTTGGCCGGTTTGGAACGCATCGGTTGCCGGCAAGCTTTCGAAGCTGATCGATCGTGTGGGCCAGGCCGACGCGCCAAAGGTGGCCGCGTTCTACGTCAAGTGCATCCACGATGCTCGACTGATTGCTCAGCACCATCCCCTCGGCCTGTTGCTGGCGAACGCTGAGGGCTACCACACGATGTGGTTGACCAACCGCCCGACCACCGGAACGCAGGCACGCCAGCAGGAGAACACCGCATCGAACTTGTCCGCCGCTGAGCAGGCCCTGGCTGAGCAGAGAGCGAGGAGGGCTGCCCATGCTGACGCCTGAGCAACAAGACGAACTGCTGCTTTCCCTTTTCGGCACCGCCGAGGCAATGGGTCAGCAACTCACGCCGGCCGCTGCCCAACTCATGGTTCAAGACCTGGCTGCCTACGAAGAGCCAGTGCTGACCGCCGCATTGCAGGCCGTTCGCCGGGAGGGCGGACGATTCACGGTTGCCGCTGTACTCCGGCATGTCGAGTCCGCCGACGGTCGGCCCGAGCCGAACGAGGCCTGGGCGATCGCCCTACAGAGCTTCGACGAGGCTGAAACGGTGCTTATGACGCCGGAAATCCAGCAGGCGGCTGTGGTAGCCGCACCGCTCATGAAGGGGCGTGGTGACCGGGTGGGCGCGCGCATGGCGTTCATTGCCGCCTACGAGCGCCTGCTCACTCGTGCCAGGCAGCAGGCGCTGCCCGTCAGGTGGTCGCTGTCGTTGGGCAGCGATGCGGGCCGCCGAGCTGCTGCGATCGAGGAAGCGGAACGCCTGGGGCGTCTGCCGGCGCCGGCAGCGCAGTTGCTGCTCGAACAGCACGTACTCGAGCCGGTTTCGCCGGCCGGCAGCGCAATCGCCGGGCTGCTGACTGGACCCTCCGACCGGCTGCTGGCACTGACGAATGACCCACTGACCCGCGAAGCCCTTGCGAGGGAGGCTGCTGGTGGGGGGGATGTGCCAGACGACTTTCGCCGGCGGCTTGAAGACATCAAGAAGCGCTTGGTCCGCAGGGAAAAGGCGAAGGTCCGACTGCGTGATCGCCACCTGCGCCACGAGCGCGAAGACATGGACCGTCGGCGCGCCGCGGTTCTTCAAACCATCGATCAGCTACAGAGCCAGGAGGTTCAACATGGCTGAAGCACTATCAACCCAGGCGCCGGCCAAGAGCGCGGCGGCGAAGAGGAAGCGCGCCGGGCGGCCGATCTACCTGGAGTTCAAGCGCATGGTCGACCCGGACACCGGCGAGGTTCGCCTGGCCCTGGTCGCCGACAGCGGCATCGACAAGTTCCTGCTGAAGGAGCGCGGGTATAAGGCTGGCGCAAAAGTGCGCGCGGAGCTGAAGCAGCCGCGGGACGTTCGCAAGCACCGCCTGGTCCACCGCATGGGCCAGTTAGTCGCGCGCAATGTGGATGGGTTCCAGGGGATGGATGCGCACTCGGTGATCAAGAAGCTACAGGGAGACGCAGGGGTTTGCTGTAGCTCGGAGTATTTCGACCTGGGCGGGCTGGGGCGCGTGTCGCGCCTCGTGCCGGAGTCGTTGGCGTTCGACGAAATGCCCGAGGAGAGGTTCCTGGAGTTCTGGAGGGGCATCTGCCAGCACCTGATCGAGCACTACTGGACAGGCATGAGCGAAGAGCAGATCGGCGACATGATCAACATGATGCCCGAGGAGGTGGTATGACCCGGAGCCGCGACGACTACTGGGGATTCGTCGACCCTGCTGCGGAGGTGGTGTGATGCTGGTCGCCGCGAAGAAGCCTCGCAAGAAGACGTGCAAGGCGTGCCGGGAGGTATTCACTCCAGAGCGTTCGCTACAGTCAGTGTGCAGTCCGAAGTGCGGATTGGCGTTGGCGGCTGCCAAGCGCGAGAGAGAGCGGAAGTCTCTGGCGAAGATAGAGCGCCGCGAGATCCGTGCGGCCAAGGAACGCTTCAAGACCCGTTCGGACCATATGCGTGAGGCGCAGGCCGCTTTCAACGAGTGGATTCGCCTGCGCGACGCCGACAAGCCATGTATCAGTTGTGATTCCACGGCCTGTGACACAGGGCTGATCACCGGCAGTCGCTGGGATGCAGGGCATTACCGCTCCGTCGGTGCTTGTCAGGCTCTGCGCTTCGAGCCGCTGAACGTGCATCGGCAGTGCGTGCGCTGCAACAGGGACATGTCCGGCAACGCGGTGGAGTACCGCATACGCTTGGTCCAGCGCATCGGCGCCGAGAAAGTCGAATGGCTGGAGGGGCCGCACGAGCCGCGGCGGTTTCCTATCGACGAACTGAAGGAGATCAAGGCCAAGTATCGAGCGCTGTCTCGGGAATTGAAGCGCAAGATGGGGAGGGGAGTAGGGCATGGCTGACCCTCAGTTCAAGGAGTGGCTGCAGGAGCAGTGGCGCATTCTGCGTCAACACGGGCTCATCGCTGAAGGGGAGAGCAGATGAAGAAGTCATCGACCCAGGTTGTACTCGACGCAGTTCGGGAACTGCACAGCCAGCAGCAGATCGTCACTCGCCAGACCCTGGTCGAACTGACGGGGTTGAAGCCCGGCGTTGTCGATGATCGCCTTTCCGTCCTGGTGGACGACCTGCTGGTGCTGCGCGTCGAGCGTGGTGTGTTCGTACCGGCTCCGCAGTTCGATCCGCCCAGGCCGATCACTATCACGCAGATACCAGGTGGCTGGGCGAAGGTCGAGATCAGCGATGATCACGTAATCACGCTTACCCCAGCGGAGAAACGGATGCTCGGCGAATTGCTGGCGGGTGCGGCTCAGCAGTTCGCAGCGATCGATATCGGGCATTCGAACCAGATACTGGCCGCGGAACTGGCGATCAAGATACGGAAGCTGGAAAGGGAAGTGGCAGCATTACGCGCAGACAGGGCCGATGGCGGGCAACTCACCTTAGCTATGAATGATGCTCCGGCTGTGCAATAGGCTCAGCATAGGGCGACGATATCACCAGCGGCTACTCGCTCAGATAGAGCCGTCAGCCTGCCGATTCCTTCCTGCAGGAATCGGCTCAGTTGCTCGATGCACTCGTGCTGATCCTGAGTGAGGTGAAACTCCGACTCCATGGCTTCCATTAAGTCCAGGCAGCACTGATTGAGGAAGCCTACCTCTAGCAGTTCTGCCCGCAATCGACGCCTCAGCATCTCATCCATTCCAACGTCCATCTACTTCGCATAAGCAGTTGGGGACCGTAGCAAAAACGAGATGCTTGTCACAATTATCAGAACGATTAGGGTTTTCGCCAACCTGCATGATCCCCCTGTAAGGTTCGACCCTTCCCCTCTGGCCCGGACAATTCCGGGTCATGACCCAGAAGCCCAACACCGAACCGAAGAAGGCCCCGGTAGCGAAGAAGCGCGCTACTGGGGCTTCCGCACGTCCCCCAGTCAAGACCGCAGCGAAACGGCCCCCGGGTCGCCCGAGCAGGTATACGCCCACTGTCGGCCTAGCTGTCTGTACCGCGCTTGCGGAGGGCATGAGCCTGCGGAAGGTATGCCAGTTGCCGGGCATGCCGGCGATGTCCACGTTCCTCCGGTGGCTGGCCGACGAGCAGCATGCAGATTTGCGAGAGCAGTACGCGCGTGCGCGCGAGGCACAGGCCGACACACTCGCTGAGGAGATCCTGCAGATCGCCGACGACGGCTCGAACGACACATACACGGACGATGAAGGTCGCACGCATGTCGACTACGACCATATCTCCAGGTCGAAGCTGCGCGTAGATGCTCGGAAGTGGCTGGCATCGAAGATGGCGCCCAAGAAGTATGGCGACCGCATCACCAACGAACACACTGGCGCAAATGGTGGCGCCATAGAGGTCAAGAGCACAGTCACTTTCGTGCAGCCAAAACCACGAGGTGACGACGAGTGACCACCTTCGTCGCCGCGCCCCTCAACCTGAACATCACGCTCCCCTTCAAACTGGCGCCACTGTACGAGGCGCGCCGGTACAAGGTGATGCGTGGTGGGCGCGGCGGCGGTAAGTCCCATGGCGTAGCCCAGGTGCTGCTCGACATGGGCGCGCGCAACCCCCTGCGCATCCTCTGCGCGCGGGAAATCCAGAAGTCTATGCGCGACTCGGTTCACCGGCTGCTGCGCGACTACATCGTCAAGCTCGGCCTGACCGAGTTCTACGAGGTGCTGGACACCGAGATTCGTGGCCGCAATGGCACGCTGTTCCTGTTCTCCGGCCTGCAAGGGCACACCGTCGATTCCATCAAGTCCTTTGAGGGCGTAGACATCGTATGGGTGGAAGAAGCCCAGGGCGTGTGCAAGAAGTCCTGGGACGTGCTGATCCCGACCATCCGCAAGGATGGATCGGAGATATGGCTGACGCTCAACCCGGCGATGGACACCGACGACACCTACGTGCGGTTCTGCGCCGCGCCGGATGACGACGTGTGGCTCTGCGAAATCAACTGGCGCGACAACCCGTGGTTCCCTGATGTCCTCAACCAGGAGCGCCTGCGCGCCAAGCGCTCCATGTCGCAGGAGGACTACGAGCACATCTGGGAAGGCAAGCCGCGCACCGTGGCCGAGGGTGCCATCTACCGCCATGAAATCCTGGACCTGATGGAAAGCGGGCGCGTTCGCCCGGTGCCATACGACCCTCTGCTACCCGTCCACACGGTATGGGACTTGGGCTGGAACGACGCCATGACCATCGGCTTTGTCCAGCGCGGGCCGATGGACGTGCGAATCATCGACTACATCGAGGACAGCCATCGCACGCTGGATTGGTACGTGGCTCAGATCGAGAAACGCCCGTATCGCTGGGGCATCGACTACCTGCCGCACGACGGTCGTACCCGCAACTACCAGACCGGCAAGAGCACCGAGGAACAGCTACAGGCGATGGGCCGCAAGGTCCACGTCCTGGCCGCCACCAGCGTAGAGGAAGGCATCAAGGCCGTCCGCATGCTGTTCCCGCGATGCTACTTCGACAAGGACAAGACCGGGCGCCTGGTGGAGTGCCTGAAGCGCTACCGCCGCGCCCTACACCAGCAGACCGGAGAGGCCATGGCGCCCCTGCACGACGAATACAGCCACGGCTCCGACATGTTCCGCTACGTCGGCCAGGCCGTGGAAATCATGCCCAACGAAATGGAACGCGCCTACGAGGAAGCGGAAGCGCCTGACTGGCGACTGTGAGGACACGACATGCAGATCACTGAGAATGACCGCCAGTACATGAATGGCCTGCCACCGGCCGGCGACACGCCGCTGACCGTGGACGAGTACGCCGACATCAACTACGAAATCGAGGACCAGCCCGCGTGGCGCGCCGTCGCCGACAAGGAAATGGATTACGCGGACGGGAACCAGCTCGACACCGACCTGCTGCGTCGCCAGCAGGCACTGGGCATCCCGCCCGCGGTAGAAGACCTGATTGGCCCGGCCCTGCTGTCCCTGCAAGGCTACGAGGCCGTCACTCGCACCGACTGGCGCGTGACGCCGAACGGTGACGTGGGTGGCCAGGACGTGGCCGACGCCCTGAACTACCGGCTGAACACGGCAGAGCGCCAGTCTGGTGCCGACCGCGCATGCTCCGAAGCGTTCCGGCCGCAGATCGCGTGCGGTATCGGCTGGGTAGAGGTCAGCCGCGAGTCGGACCCGTTCAAGTTCCCGTACCGCTGCCGGCCTATCCGCCGCGACGAAATTCACTGGGACATGAAGTGCGGCGACGACTGGGAGGCCTGCCGCTTCCTGCGCCGGCAGCGCTGGCTGTCACCTGATCGCATTGCCCTGGTGTTCCCGGAGCATGCCGAGCTGATCCGCATGGTAGGTAAGTACGGCAGCACCTGGTGGGGCCAGCCCGATCTCGGAATGATGGAAGGCGGCACATCCACCGGTCTACACAACGCATGGAACGAGGCGCGGGCCTGGACCGTGCAGGAGGACCGCTGGTACAACCCAAGCAGCAAGGAAATCTGCCTGGTGGAACTCTGGTATCGCCGCTGGGTGCAGGTCCACGTCCTGAAATCGCCCGATGGCCGAGTCGTCGAGTACGACCCGAACAACCTGGCGCACAACATCGCGCTGGCGTCCGGCCGCATTTCACCGAAGAAGGTGACGGTATCCCGCGTGCGCCGCTCCTACTGGCTCGGGCCGCACTGCCTGCACGATGGGCCAAGCCCATACACACATCGCCACTTCCCCTACGTCCCGTTCTTCGGTTTCCGCGAGGATGCCACCGGAATTCCATACGGGTACGTGCGCGGCATGAAGTACGCCCAGGACAGCCTGAATAGCGGTATGTCCAAGCTCCGCTGGGGCATGAGCGTCACTCGAGTGGAGCGTACCAAGGGCGCGGTGGACATGACCGACGCCCAACTACGCCGGCAGATCGCACGTCCGGATGCCGACATCGTGCTGAACGCTGAGCACTTCGCAAGCAACAGGGGCGCTCGCTTCGAGGTAAAGCGCGACTACACCCTGACCGACCAGCATTTCCAGATGCTCCAGGACAACCGCGCCACCATCGAGCGCGTAAGCAACATCACGGCCGGTTTCCAAGGGCGCAAAGGCACGGCCACTAGCGGCATCCAGGAACAGCAGCAGATCGAGCAGAGCAACCAGTCAATTGGCCGGATCATGGACAACTTCCGCGCCGGCCGGACCCTGGTGGGCGAACTGCTGCTGGCAATGATCGTCGAGGACATCGGCCAGGAGCGCACTGAGGTTGTTATCGAAGGCGATGCCGTGACCGCCGATCGTGTCGTGGTGCTCAACGAGCCGCAGCGCGATCCGCAGACCGGCGCCGCCTACCTGTCCAATGATCTGCTGCGCACTCGGATCAAGGTCGCCCTCGAGGACGTTCCCAGCACCAACAGCTACCGCGGCCAGCAGCTCAACGCGATGTCCGAGGCCGTCAAGAGCATGCCGCCGCAGTACCAGGCCGCTGTCCTGCCGTTCCTGGTCAGCCTCATGGACGTGCCGTTCAAGCGCGACGTGGTGGAGGCCATCCGAGCCGTTGATCAACAGCAGACCCCGGAGCAGATCCAGCAGCAGATCGACCAGGCCGTGCAGGACGCCCTGGCCAAGGCCGGAAACGACATCAAGCTGCGCGAACTGGAGATCAAGGAGCGCAAGGCGGATAGCGAAATCAGTGGGCTGAACGCCAAGGCAGTGCAGATCGGGGTGCAGGCCGCATTCAGTGCCATGCAGGCCGGCGCCCAGATTGCGCAGATGCCGATGATCGCGCCGATCGCCGACGCCGTGATGCAGAGCGCTGGATACCAGCGCCCGAACCCTGCTGGTGACGACCCGAATTACCCCGTAGCCGACCAGACGGCGGCAATGAACATCAAGTCGCCCTACATCCAAGGGCAGGGGCCGGCAGCAGCAGAAGCTGAGGCCGAGGAGGCTCCGGTACGCAGGAACACCAGCCCGACATATCCGCCGGTGCCGGCCGAAGCCCCGACCGGCCAGCGCGGAATAGAGACGCCGAGTACGGCTGACAACCTGCCGCAGCCCTGACACACCTCCGCTACAACTCGCCAACCTGAAACCCTACCGGGCCACCCCCTGTAGGGTTTCGTTCTTCCTGCACCTGTCTCCGACACTGCCGCCCAAGCCAAGGCGTCTCCGAACGCCGGCGAGACGCGGAGTAATCCGCATTGCTGATGACCCTTGCGGCCACGGCGATATGTGGCGGGATAGGCATGAAAAAAGACGAGCTTTTCCAAGAGATAGACGGTGGACGGCCGACACCCGAACAGGCTGCCAGGATGATTGAACTGGCAATGGGCGATACCAGCAATTTCATGCTGGACAGCGACGAGCCCAACGTCGCAGCCGACGCGGGTGCCGGCGATGCTGGCGAGGCCAGCGCCGATGCCGCCGATCAGGCAGACAACACCGAACAGAACACCGACGCGCAGCAGGGCGCGGGTGACGCCGGCGCTTCGGCTGGTGGCGACCAACAGGGCAAGACGCCCGACGCCAAAGAGCTAAACGCCGAGAACGCCGTGATCCTGGCCAAGGACGGCAAGCACACCATCGGCTACGAGAAGCTGGTGGAAGCGAGACAGGGAGAACAGCACTGGAAAGCCCAGGCCCAGGCCGCGCAGGCAGAGCTACAACGCCTGCGGGATGAGGCAGCAGCGCGTGCCACGGCAGGCGAGGCCCCGACGTCGCAGGACAACCAACTGGCGGCGGCTCAGGCTGCCATGGATCAGGGGGTTGACCCGGCGATCTTCGGAGACTTCAGCGAGGAAGCGCTGGCCGCAGGCATCCAGAAGCTGATCGACGCGAAAGTGGAAGCGCGCGTGAGCGCACTCGTGGACCAGAAGCTGGCACCGATCCAGAAGAAGGAAGCCGAGAGCGCCGCGAGCGCCCACCTGAATGCGATCTACGAGGCCCACCCGGACGCCGACTCCATTGCGGAGAGCAAGGAGTTCGGGGACTGGGTGGCGTCCCGTCCGTCCTATGAGCGCGCGAGCATCGCCAAGGTGCTGGAAGCCGGCACCGCGGCCGATGTCATCGAACTGTTCGGTTCGTTCAAGTCCGCCACCGGAAACGCTCAGCAGTCGCAGCAGCAGCCGAACGCGCAAGACGCGAAGGCTGCGGCCCAGGCTGCCATCAACAAAGCCAAGACCGAACCGCCGGCCAGTCTCTCGGATATCCCGGGCGGCAAGCCTCCGGCTGGCAACCGATTCGAGGCCATCGCCGCAATGGATCCGGCATCCATGTCGGACGCCCTGCGCGGCATGAGCCCCGATCAGGTCGAGGCATTCCTGAACCGGAACATGTAAGGGAGCTACCCCATGACCGCAAGCAAAACCACCATGCGTTACGGTGATCCGAACGCGATGATCCAACAGGCCGCCGGCTTGTTCGCGCTCTGCCAGGGCCGCAACTCGACCCTGAACCGTCTGACCGGCAAGATGCCGAGCGGCACCAGCGACGCCGAGAAGAAGACCAAGGGCCAGTCGAGCCTGGAGCTTCCCATCGTCCAGGCCCAGGACCTGGGCCGCAACAAGGGCGACGAGGTGCGTTTCCACTTCGTGCAGCCGGCGAACGCCTTCCCGATCATGGGTAGCGAGTACGCCGAGGGCAAGGGCACTGGCCTGAAGATCGGCAGCGACCAACTGCGCGTCAACCAAGCCCGCTTCCCGGTGGACCTGGGCGATGTGATGTCGCAGATTCGCAACCCCTACGACCTGCGCCGCCTCGGCCGTCCGAAGGCGAAGTGGTTCATGGACGCCTACCTGGACCAGTCCATGCTGGTTCACCTGGCCGGCGCCCGTGGTAACCACTACAACAAGGAGTGGTGCCTCCCACTGGAGACGCATCCGAAGCTGGCTGACATGCTGGTCAACCGCGTCAAGGCGCCGACCAAGAACCGTCACTTCGTGGCCAGCGCCGATGCCATCACTGGCGTTGCGCCGAATGCGGGGGAGTACAACATCACCACCGCCGACGTGCTGGACGTGGATGTGGTCGACTCCATCGCCACCTACATGGACCAGATCGAGCTGCCGCCGCCGCCCGTGAAGTTCGAGGGCGACGAGGCCGCCGAGGATTCGCCGATCCGCGTCCTGTTGTGCTCGCCAGCCCAGTACAACAGCTTCGCCAAGCAGGAGAAGTTCCGTAGTTGGCAGGCTGCTGCACTGGCGCGCGCGTCGAACGCCAAGCAGCACCCGATCTTCCGCGTCGATGCGGGCCTGTGGTCCAACACCCTCATCATCAAGATGCCGAAGCCGATCCGCTTCTACGCGGGCGACACCATCAAGTATTGCGCCGCATACAACTCGGAAGCTGAGTCGAGCGCCGTGGTGCCGGATAGCTTCGGCAATCAGTACGCGGTGGACCGCGCCCTGCTGCTGGGCGGCCAGGCTCTGGCGCAAGCCTGGGCGGCTTCCGAGCACTCCGGCATGCCGTTCTTCTGGTCCGAGAAGGACATGGACCACGGCGACAAGCTGGAACTGCTGATCGGCGCGATCCTCGGCTGCTCCAAGATTCGTTTCGCCGTCGAGGCGACCAACGGCTTGGAGTACACCGACCACGGCGTGATGGCGATCGACACCGCGGTCAAGATCATCGGCCCCCGCAAGTAAGCGACAAGGGTCGGTGATCCCGGCCCTTTCCTTCGTCCAGATTGAAAGGAGGCCCGTTATGGCCCAGTACAAGACCATCCCGCTCGGCGGCCAGTTCGGCGGTGTCACGCCGTATGGCAACCTGACCACCCTGCGTTACCAGCTCGCGACCAACGCGGCCGGCGTTCTGCTCAACAGCAATGCCGCCGCCGCGCTGGCGGTTGGAGATGTCGTGGCGTTCGAGTTCCCGTTGCCCGCCGGCTTCGTCGCCGAAGACCTGCAACTGGTGATTTCCGACCACTTCGGTGCCGGCGTGACCGCTGACGTGGGCTTTGCCTACGCCGACGGCGTGGACGACGCGACCTATCCGCAGGACGCCGCGTATTTCGGCGCTGGCCTGCTGCTGTCGGCCGCTGCGCGCCTGCGCACCAGTTCCAGCAAGGCGCTGTTCGCGCTGCCCAAGGACGCCAACCTGGTTATCACCATCAAAGGCGCTGCCGTCGCGGAGGCGGGCAAGCTCCAGGTGATCGTCCACGGCGAGCGCCTCGGCGCAGTCTAAGCGCCGCCGCCCCCCGAAGGGCCGGCCCGTGCTGGCCCTTCTGTCACGCAGGAGTAGGACATTCATGAAACCCATCCTCATCGCCACCATCGCCCACGCGATCAATTCCGCCTACTGCCTCGCCATCGGCGACAAGGTGGCACCACCGTTCGCCGAGTGCCCGGAAGACATGCAGCGCGGCATCCTGGCCGGCGTGCAACTCCACCTGGACAACCCAGACACCACCCCCGAGCAGTCCCATGAGTCCTGGCTGGCGGACAAGCTGGCCAACGGCTGGGTCCATGGCGAGGTCAAGGACTTCGAGGCGAAGACGCACCCGTGCTGCGTTCCCTACGCCGAGTTGCCCGAGTCGCAGAAGGTCAAGGACTATCTGTTCCGCGCCGTGGTTCATGCACTCAAGGACATCCCGGACGCCGGGAGCCAGGACGCCGACGCGCGCGTGGCTGAGTTGCAAGACCAACTCAACGAGGTGCTGGGCAAGAATGCGGCCCTGGTGGCGCAGATGGCGAGCGACGGCGTGCCCATGCTGGATAACGGCGTGCCCATCAAGTACATCGGACCGCGGGAAAGCTTCACCGACCGCCTGTATGGCTCCGGGCTGATGTTCACCCAAGGGCAGGTGCGTAGCGTGCCCGGCGATCTGGCGCGTCGATTCCTCAACCATCGCGACCTGTTCGAGCGCTCCACCGGCCCCGCGCCGGCCGGCGACGACACCAAGCAGGTGATCGCGCAGGCTCAGCAGGCCCAGCAGGAGCGCGCTCGCAAGGAGGAAGACCTATCGGCCCTGCACCGGGAGGTGGACAACTTCGCCGACTTCACCAGCCTGGCGGCATTCGCCAAGGACCGCTACGGCCTGAACCTGGTCAAGCAGCACGGCTTGGCGCGTTCCCGTGATGCCGTCCACGCGCGCATCGACCAGTTCGGTGGCGCGGTATGACGCTGGCCGACCTGATCCGCCGAGTTCGCACGGACGCGAACGACATGGTGGAGCCGTATTTCTGGTCGGACCAGGACGTGGCCGACTGGCTCAACGACGCAGTGCGCGAAGCCGCCGTGCGCGGCAGGCTGATCCACGAGAGCCAGGCCGACGCCGTGTGCCGCACCGAGGTGGTCGCCGGAACTGCCGTCTACCAGTTGCATGCGTCGCTATACGAACTGTCGCACCTGGGCTTCTACCCGGCCGATATGTCGCGCCCGACCATGCCGGTGCTGAAGTCGGCCGAGGTGCTGGACGTGGAGCTGCCGGAATGGCGCGCATGCACCGGCAAGCCGCTGTACGCCATCCAGGGCGACACTTCGCTGCGTCTGGTGCCAACCCCCGACCGGGCTGGCATTCTGCGCGTGGAGGGCTACCGCACGCCCCTGGCTGACATGGCGCTGGCCGACAAGGACACCGCGCAGCCGGAGATTCACGCCGAGCACCACCGGCATCTGGTCCAGTGGGCGCTGCATCGCGGCTTCAGCATCCCCGACATGGAGTCGTTCGATCCGAACCGCGCCGCGCTGGCCGAAGCCGCTTTCACGGCCTACTTCGGCGAGCGCCCCGACTCCGACCTGCGGCGCATCACCCGTGAGGATGTTTCTCACCATGTAGAGGCATTCTGGCCATGAGCAAGAAGATGAGCGTGGACCTGAAGGTCGGAGAGGTACTGCTGATCGATGGTACTGCCATCCGCCTGGAAAAGAAGTCCGGGCAGGTGGCGCGCCTGCAGATTTCGGCCGACGAAGGCACCGTTATTCAAAACCCCGCAGCAGCGCGCAGGAGTGCGCTCCAAGACCTGGAGCACACCCCTGATGGCAAATACCCTCTATGACTATGCCCGCCAGCGCTTCCTGGAGGGCCAGTTCAACTGGATGACCGACACGATCAAGGTGATCCTGGTCGATACCGGCGCCTACACGCCGCAGACTGCGATCCACCAGTACCTGTCGGATATCCCGTCGTCGTCCCGGATCGCTGGCCCGGTCACTCTTACCGCGAAGACCACCACTGGCGGCGCCGCCGACGGTGCGGATGTGACGTTCACCAGTGTGTCCGGCGCGAGCATCGAGGCAATCATCATCTACAAGGACACCGGTACCGAGTCCACCAGCCCGCTGATTGCATTCATCGACACGGCTACCGGCCTGCCGATCACCCCCAACGGCGGCGACATCATCGTCACCTGGGATAACGGCACCAACAAAATCTTCAAGGTCTGAGCGCCTGCGCGCAGGAGTGCGAAATGCAAGGGCATCAACACCCGCACGAGAAGAATGCCGACTGTCACTGCGTGGCATGCCGGCCGCTTGAACGCCCCTGTGATTGTGAGGGCTGCATGAGGCTGATGAGTGGCTCGGGCAAGCCGCCAGCGCAGGGTATCGGTGTCAAGGGTATCGAGCCCAGGCCCATTGAACTGACGCCAAGCCAGGAAATGTACGTCAACTGGAAGGCTGTAGGCGCCTTGCCTCCGTTCCAGATGTTCGTTCACGAGCAGGCTCCATGTCCGCCCGACCGCTGCCAGCAGCAGTGGGCTATCGACTACGGTGTGCGCTACGGCGCCCAGGTCGGAGACAGGGTGCTGCTGGAGCGCTATGCCCAGTGGCACCAGGCGAAAGGCTACTGGCCAGACGAAACGATCCTCGGTCAACCGGTTGAAGGAGCGAATTAATGGCCGACACCATCGACCTGGACGGCGAAAAATTCGTCTCTCCATCATTCGTCACCAGTGCGACATCGCTCGACGACATCTATACCGCCTGGGTGGCCGACTTCCAAGGCTCAACGACTGCCTATAACCCTAGCTGGCCGAGCACCGATGATAGTGCGATGCTGCTACCAATCCCGCCGTTGTGGACCGGCGGGGCCGATAGGTTGGTTGTTTCAACCGAGTGCGGTGTGGAGATTGTCCCCTACCAGTTCACCTCGGCCAGTACGCACTACTCACAGGCGATCGCAGGAGTTAGCCGGTACTACTCGATCAACTGCGGGCTGCGCCTGGCGATTATCTTCCACCCGACTGGTGTCGACTCAGGTATTACCAGCTTTTCGGGCAACTACAACGCCGACCTGGCGCTATTTCGCGGCACGCATAACCGATCCAGTGAAAACGTCCAATTCGTGGCGCGTGTCGTTCCGGGCAGGCAAATTGATGTGGCCATCAAGAACACCGCCCAAACTGCTGGACTCCCCATCAAGCTGGTGGTCCTCAACGGCACCACTGTGGTGTCTTCCACCGACCTGACTACGATCGTTCAGGGTGGTGTCACACTGGTGACATGCTCCATCTACGGTGGAACCGTCTCGGGCACCGTCGTGGACCAGGCTGGCCAGCCTGCTACCCGCATCGTCCATGTTCACGAGCGCGAAACAGGGTCGGTGATCGGTAGAGGACGCAGCGACTCATCAGGTCTGTTCGAAATTCCGGTCATCGCGAAGGTGGGTACCACCATGTACGTAGTCGGCCTGGACGATGAGAACTCGCCGCTGATCAACGCTGTGATCGCCGATCGCATCGTGCTGGAGTAGCTATGACCACGGGCGTAGAGCTGCGTTTTGACGCAGTACCCAGCGGCTACGTCCCCTCCAGCAGTCGCAACGTCACGCTGGGTGGCGGCCCGCCGGCGAACCTTCCCGAAGGAACCATCGGAGCTTGGGGCATTCAGCCACCGCTGCTCTCGCGCGATGCCCGGGTAGTGCGGACAATCCTTCCGGACCCGCACGCATCGGCGGATCTCGACTTCTCTACCGTTGACCCCGGCTACGTGCCGCCAGCGTCCAATGCTGTGCTGCTTCAGTGGGGTGAGTTGCCGCCGGTAGAGGGCCAAACGGTTTTCCCGGGCGGATTCAGCGATTCCATGGTACCGCCACCGGCGATCCGTACTCAGTATCGCTTTGTGTTGCCTGTAGGATCGTCGCACCAAGTGTTCGGCGCCGCCAAGGCTTGGAAGTACAGCACGTTCGTTTCGGCCTACGGCTTCAATTCGAACGTCATCGGATCCCACAACGCACAGAACAAGCACCGAACGGTTCAGCCGACCGGATTTGTCGCCTACCAAAGCGGGCAGGCGAACATCATCAACCGAAACCGCTATGTGGCGGCCGGCAACATTGCGCCGCCGCCGTGGGGCGCGAATCCCACGGTTTGGCTGTACACCCGCTATCTGAAGCCTGGCGGCCTACTGGCGACCGCGATCCCGGATGTCCACCGCATCAGCCACGAACGCCAGTTCGTGCAGCTCAATGCTGGTGTTCCAGCGCCAGGCATGGGGACGGCATGGGTCAGTCAGGGAACGCGCGTTCTGGAGCCCATTGGCACGTTTCTGGATGCCGTGGCCAGACCTATGGTCGGCGGCACGCGCTTCTTGGAGCCGCCAGGCTGGGATTCCTCGGCATTCGGCACGCGGATCATTCCCGAGTCGCAGACGGTCGCGCCTCAAGGCTTCGCCGAGTTGTGGGGGCAGCAGGCGATCAACAACTGGCTCACCTTTGCCGAGCCGGCCGGATTCCAGAGCACCGTCCAGGAAGAATACCGCTGGGGCCGCGCAGACGTGTGGAACCTGCGCCAGTACGTGGTCCAGGAGTACGACCCGGACAGCGAGTTGAACCCGCCACCCTGGTCGCAGTGGACGCTGGTGGAGAACCGAAACCGTCAAGTGGGCACCATCGGCATGCCTTCGCCGCCGGCCGGCTTCCCGCAGATCGACAACAATGCCAGGCCGATCTTGCCAGGCGGCGTGGCGCCGCCGCAGATCACCACTGCAGCCATGATTGCCTACGGCCGCCGTTACCTGCCGCTGGAAGGCATCGAACCGCCGCCGATCCTGAATTGGCATGCCGTCTACAACGGCGCGAGGGTGTTGGTGCCGACCGGGAATGCTCAAAGCGCTTTCGGTGTGGCGAGACTGGAGAACACGCGGCGTTACTTCGACCGCATCGGCGGCTTCGACTCGGTGGATATCGGCATCGCGTTCATCGATTTCGCCATTCGCGGTATCAGCATCGAGCCGCGCTACAGCATCGAGCCGCCGGATATCAAGTTGCCCGAGGTCAAGCTGTACACGCGCTATGTCGATCCGGTAAGCAACGACATGCTGAACATGGGCCTGGCGGCTCTGTCGATCCACTTCAACGCGATCGGGCCGAGGTGGGCGCACAAAGACCTGTTCGGCGATCCGCGCATCCACAACGTGACGCCGGAGGTCGCGACCTTCGGGGCGAACGCCGAGGAATTCGGTTCGGCCTTCGTGCGCCTGCAATGGCGTCCGGTGGCGCCGGACGGCAGTAACATGCAGTTGTTCGGCCAGGCAAAGATCGCCGACCGCAAGCAGACCATCACGGTTCCAGGCACCAACCTGCTCAGGATGGGCGACAAGCTGGTGGTGACCAAGACCGGCGCGCCGCCGTACTCGCCGCAGAACATCATGGTTGATCAGGCGGTTAACACCGGAGCGGTGCTCGGAAAGCCCGGTCTGAATCAGTACGTCCTGTACGCGACAGGCATCCGGGCGCCGGACATCGAGGAGCCGACGGTGCGCATCATGGGCGTGAACATCGACGCCGGCATCAAGGTGGACGGCTACGGCCTGCCAGCCGTGAGCTTGAAGCTGCGCAAGCTGACGGTGGACGAATGGCCCGACGCTGAAGTGTTCCAGCCATCCAAGCCGCGTCTCACGCCGCACACCATCTGGGCGGTGAAGGAGGCACCCGAGCAGGCCAAGCAGAACCATCCAGCCGGTAACTTGCACTATGTAGGGGAAACGCTGGTTTATCCGCCGGGTGAGCGATTCGGCTCGGCGCGCATCAGCACCTACCTGGGCATCCTCAAGCCTTTCCCGCTGGGCGACGTGTCGAAGATGGGTGAGCATGCGATCTACCTGAAGCGTCGCTACCTGGAGCCGCGGGGTCTGCAGGCGTATCGCATGGGTTGGGCGATCGTGGGTGATGGCACTCAGTTCGTGACACAGTTCGCCGGTGCTGATTCGATGTTACTCGGGGTGCCTGCCGTAGACCGTGGCCCCTATTACGGCCCGCAAACAGTTCGGCCTGCTGGTCTGCCGGCTCCTGGCCCGGGTGGGGCTACATGGGTATCGCTGCTGGATCGTCGACTCCAGATGACCGGATTCCCGTCGCAGGCTATGGGATATTCGCGTGGAGAAGGTCCGTACCAGTGGCAGTCGCTGCATGTTGGACCGCCGATGCCGACCATTCCAAGCGGTACCGACACATCAGCATTCGGTACAGTCTGGGTTTCGCTGCGGGTGCGAGGGGTTGAGCCGGACGGTTGGGAGTCGTTCATCTGCGAATACGACCCGTCGCATTTCGCGGATCGCATGCGAGTCCGCAACGTCTTCACCCCACCGGGTCCAAATGCCCAGTCCGTGGCACCTGTAGGGTTGGATTCAGTGGATGTGGGCGTGTCCAATGTGCGGCCAGGTGTCCACTACATCCGCCCTGACGGCAACGCCGATCAGTACCGCAAAGGAGCTTTCTGATGGCCACGACTTCCCTGGTGCCGCTGGCCGGCATCAACAACGTCGCCGAAGATGCCGCGCTGCAACGCGGCGGCGAGAGCCCGAGGCTCTATGTGCGTGATGCGGTGAACATAGACCTGTCGCCGGCCGGCAAGGCGCAACTGCGGGCCTCTGTGCGCCAGGTCACGGACCAGCCGTTCCGCCAACTCTGGCAAAGCCCACTGCACGGCGACGCCTTCGGCGCCCTGGGCGACCAGTGGGGAAAGGTCGATCCGCATTCATGGACGTTCGAGCCGCTCGCACAGATCGGCGAAGGGGACCTGTCCCACGAGGTGCTGAACAATCGGGTGTGCGTCGCCGGAACGGCGGGCATCTTCACCTACGATGGCGCGCAGGCCGAGCGCCTGACGCTGGACACCCCGGCGCCGCCGCTGCTGGTGGCAGGCGCCGGATCGTTGAGTCAAGGCACCTACGGCGCGGCTGTGGCGTGGCTGCGCGGCCCCCAGGAGTCGGCGCCGTCGCTGATCGCCTTCGCGGACGTGACCGATGCCGGCGCGCTGGAAGTCACCTTTCCGCTGTGCTTGGATGCCAGTGTGACCGGCGCGCGCCTCTACCTGACGCGAGCGAATGGTGGCGAGCTGCTGTTGGCCGGCGACTACCCGCTGGGCGCGGCCACGGTCATCCTGCCGACGCTACCGGAGCTGGGCCGACCGGCGCAGTTTCGCCACCTGTCGCCCATGCCGACCGGCAAGCACCTGGCCTACTGGCGCGGGCGTCTGCTGATCGCGCGCGCCAACGTGCTGCGCTTCTCCGAGGCCCTGGCCTACCACCTGCACGATGAGCGCTACGGCTTCGTGCAGATGCCCCAGCGCATAACCTTCGTGCAGCCGGTGGATGGCGGCATTTGGGTGGGCCAGGTCGATCATGTCGCCTTTCTGGATGGCGCTGATCCGGCAAGCCTGAGCGTGTCGCGTCGTGCATCGCGGGCTCCGGTGCCTGGTAGTGCAGTCCTGGTCCCTGCCGAGGTGGTAGGCACCAACGCATCACCGGATGGCTCGCCGGTCGCCGTGTGGCTAGCGGAGAACGGCTACGTCATGGGCACCAGCAGTGGCGCCATCGCCGAGGTTCATGCAGGCGTGCTCGCCGGCATCACCGGCCGTGCCGGTACCTCTGTAGTGTTCGACCGCCGTCTACTGACGGCAGTAAGCTGAATCACCCAGAATATCGGGCCTTCAATCGCTGCGCAGGAGTGCGGCATGGGACTTCGGAGAGAACCCTATGCAACGCATTAGCAGCGCTCTGCGCAAAGAACTGGCCGCCGACCTGGCCACTGGTAGCTTCGACATCACCGAAAACGGCATTGCCTTCCCGCGGCTCAGCGTACTGGCCGGTGGCGAATACTTCGGCCGCATCAACAGCGGCGAGTGGGAGAAGGAAGGTGACAACCTGATCCCCACCGAGGGCCTGGCGCACATCCTCAACATTGCGCTGGGCAGCAAGCCCAAGGTGTCGTATTTCCTGGCCCTGTTCGCCGGGACGGCAGCACCTGCTGCCAACTGGACCGCCGCCAACTTCGCCGCGGTGGCCTCGGAGATCACCAGCATGACCGAGGGTTACACCAGCGCTACCCGCCCAGCCTGGACGCCAACCGATACCGCTACCGGTTCCATCGACAACATGAACGCGGTCGCGACCGTAACCATCGCCACGGCGTCGCAACTCAACGTCAACGGCGCCGCGTTGCTGACCAACAGCACCAAGGGTGGCACCACGGGTGCGCTGGTATCGGCGTCGAAGTACGCGGCGACTCGTGTGTTCCAGAACGGCGATACCTACGATATCGGCTACCGGCTGAACCTGACCGTCTAAGCCGATGTATTCGCCGCGCCCCTACGGACGTTTCGCGGAAGACGCGGAACTCTCCGCCGCCGATGCCGCCGCTGTCGAGCGGCTGGCCAGGAACCTGACGAACTTCAAGCAGGCGTCTGACCTCGCCAACCTGAAGCGCGTTGCGGACCTGCCCAGCGGCCGGCAGGCGGTGGCCATCGACATGGGCGGAGTGTTTCGCATCCTGGTGCTCGAGCAGCATGAGCTTCCGCAATTCCGTTTCGACGGGGTGGCACAGACCAACATCCCCATGCTGTTCTCCGGCGTCATCACCCGCGCCCAGGTGCTGACCGATGGGCAGGGCGTTGGCATAAGGTTGACCGAGCAGGCCCGGCGCCGGCTGGTGGCCTACGACCCGAAAGCGGCGCTTCCGCCGAAGGACGTGGCGTTGCAACGCTTCGTCATCAAGTACGAACCTCGTTTCCAATACTTCGAGCCGCGCGAGCAGGGCATCTACACATTCACTCAGTACGTCAAGCAGCGCCCGACCTGGTACAGCGGCGCCATGGCCGAGGTCATGCAGGTGGCTGGCGGATATGGGCGGCAGGTCATGGCCGAACTGCCAGAGGACGACCTTGAGCGCGCAAGGATGCTGATTCCTGAGCGCTACATGCACCGCATCCGCCAGGAAGTCGGCAACGTTCGGCTGCCGGCCTACACAGGCTTTCCGGACGAGCAAGGCCAGTTCAAATGTGACTACCTCGCCAGCCGCTGCAACGCCGTCGCTTTCGATGCCGGCAACAGTCCGTGGTTGCTGCAGATCAATGCGCGGGGCGTCTACGCGATGCCGCTTCCTGTGGTGCCGGCCACCACCACCGAGGCTTTCCGTGACTACGTGCTGGATGTTGGTGACGACGAGCTGCTGAAGCTTCTGGACCGCTTCGGCGGCATGCCTACTGGTGAGGGGTTCCCACAGCCGGAACAGGAGTTCGAGGCGTGGCGCCGGGCCGGCGTCATCGTCAAGGTCTGCGACACCGCCGACTTCTACAATTTCGAGGCCATGTACGCGGCGTGTGGCTGGGCGGTGAACAGCCGAGGCACCGAGGGCTTCAACACCTGCTGGACCTATGACGACGCCGGCCTGATGCAGGTCCATGCGTACAAGATGAGTCTGTCGCTGGCCCCGGCGGAGAACCAGGGGCGACTGAAGAACACCTGGAATTTCGATGATCCAGACGATGCAGCGAAACTCAACGCCTACCTGGCCCAGGTCTATGGCGCGCTGACCGATGGCACCGCCAGAGAACTGGCCATCAAGTATAAGATTCGGCGGGTGCCGGCTGGTGAGATTCTCTCGCGCGCCTCTTCGGCCAGCGGCCCGGATCTGGACTACTGGGACAGCCTGGAACTACCTCCCATCGCCACCCACCAGGGCCGCGTGTCGCGCGTCGCCAGTGGCCCTTTCTACTGGCCGTCCAAGGTCTTGAAGTCCTGCACCCGCCTGAAGTTCCCCGAACTGACGGGGCAGGGGTGCGAGTCCTTCCCGCACATCTCGCCCGACTATTCCGGCGGCGCAGTGAAGTGCGACACCATAGTCTTCGGCTGCTATGTCGAGGACCAATTGCGTGTCATCAAGTATTTCTACGACGAACGCAAGTTCCAGCAGGAAACGACAAGTACGTTCGAGCAGTACATGATCGTCGGCCAGTGGGAGAAGACCGAGACCTTCGGCCTCAGCGGGCTGATGGGGTTCTTCTACACGACCGACTTCGACGATCGGCAGGAGCAGCCGGCGGTAACGGTCCATACCAACATCGTCGGCACCGATATGGGCTACGGCAACCCGGCTTACTCCACTCCGCCGACGCTTTGGTGCGTCGGCGGCGTGAGCCGGTCCAGGTATTACATGCACCGCACCACGGTAGACACTACCGAGACGTTTACCCTGGACGTGGCGGCGCTGGTGCCGGTGTTCGAGCGCGATTGCATGCTCTACGCTTACCAGGACCATACCGGGGGACGCAGTTCCCACGAGGAAACGACGCAGGGCTCTGTGCCTGATCCCACGTCCTACGAACTCTGGTGCTACGACGACATCTGGCACTGGATGGGGCAGACGCGGAACGGGAACCGGGGCGACCCGCCATCCAAGGATGGGGTGCCTGTCTATGTCGACACGCTGGTCTACAGCCCCACCGAAATCAGCGACTTCGCCGAGAGTGGCAACTGGCTGAACCTGCCACCTGGCGGGTTTCTGGATGTCACGGGCATCTGTGGGCCGTACACCTACCGCAACTCCGTCCACAACGCCAACGGCGTCATCATCGGCGGCGAGGCGCCAGGCTTCGATCCGTACCGGAAGGACACCCAGTACCCCAACGAGAGTAGCGGGCGCCTGAGTGTGTGCCTGTCCGTGGCCGGCGCTGTTCAGGTCAACAAGGACATGCCGCACTCGTGGTACTGGGGCTTCTCGCCCGAGAACGACTTTTACTTCTACCGCGACGCCGTGCATGTCGCCATCGGCGACGCCCGGTACGCCAGCATCTACGAGACGGGCCAGGATGGACTGCGCCGCCGCTGGGGGCATACCGCACTTGCCGATCACAAGGCGGCCCACCACTTCATAGGGGTTATCAATGAGTGACTACCGCGACGATTCCAACGACACGGCGGTAATCAGCGACTCGGCCTGGATCGGCCTGACCGCGATCAGCGAGGGAACCGCCAGGATCAGCGAGACGGTGCTGTTCGGCCTGCTGGTGCTGCATACCGACACCGCGGTGGCTTCCGACGAGGCAATTGACCGTCCGGGGCACTTGCTGGCGGACCAGGCACACGCCAGCGACGAGGTGACCGACCAGTTGCGCGCCAGGGTGCTGGTGGTTGAAACGGCTACGGCGGGTGATCGCGTCACCGGCACGCTGCGCGTGCTGCATACCGATGGTGCAGTGGTCTCCGATGCCGTGATAGAGCGCGTTCGCAGCCTGGCCGTGGACAACGCCCACCTGAGCGACGAGGCGCTGGGCACCCGCCACACCTTCACGCTGGTGGTCGATTCCGCGCGCATCAGCGACAGCACGGGCCAGGCCGCTGCCGCGCTGTTCGAAGACAGCGCCCTGGCGAGCGACGAGGTTTTCGGCAGGCTGCATGCTCGCGTGTTGCTGACGGACACCGCCGCGCTATCCGACGAGGTGCTGGACGCCCATCAGGCCGTCCAGGAACTGCTGGTTGATGGCGCCCGCGTCGCCGCCATGGTACTGGACCACCTGGCCGCACGTGACCTAGTGACGGACTTCGCTCTGGTCGATGGCGAACCCGTGGGCGGCGAGCAGGACGGCGGCCTGGCTTGGACGGCCAACGTCGATAGCTGGGCCATGAGCCGCTATGCCCCGTACACCTTCAGCTCGCTGGCAGTGATCGACGGCAAGGTCTACGGTATCGCTGCGGATGGCGTCTATGCCCTGGAAGGCGGCAGCGACGCCGTGGCGGGCAGCATCACCACCGGAAAGTTGGACCTGGGGCAGGGCGCACTAGTGCATCCGCATACCGCCTACTTGGAATACGACCTGGCCGCCGGCGGCCAGGTCACCATGGACGTGACCACCACGCAAAGCGGCGCCGCCGCGACCTACAGCTACCCGCTAGAGAGCGAGCCCGCCGCCGAACTGACTAACGGCCGGTTCAAGTTCGGCCGCGGCCTGCGCGGCAGGCACTTCGCCTTCACGCTGCGCCTGACGGGCCAGCGCGCCTACATCAACGACTTGAGCGTCGAATCGGCGCCGACCAACAGGAGAGTGTGAATGGGTATCGCACCGGATAGCATCCTTGGCGTAGCGGTGGACACCGTTACGGACAAGATGAACGATCTTGAGGCGCTGGGCAGCAAGTACAGCGCAGAACTGTCCGCCGCGCTGGCGAAGATCGGCGACATCACGGTGGCTGACGTGCCGGCACCGACGCGGCCGGATGCGCCTATCGCTTCGCCGCCGCCCGTCAACCTGGGCGAGCAGCCGACCTACAACCCGTCTTCGCTGGTCAAGCCGGAAGCCCCTGGCGGCCTGAACATCGACGACCTGCTGGCCGACCTGGACGTGGGCGACATGGACGACCTGCCCGACGCGCCGACCATGATCCCGATCAACATCCCGGACGCGCCGAGCATGACGGCCATCCCGGTGCCGGAACGCCCGGACATCGACACCACGGTGGAGATTCCCGACGCGCCGCAGATCGCCATGCCGGACATGGAAGCGCTGGAACAGATCCGCCTGCCGGAATTCGTGTTCCCCGAGTTGCCCACGTTCGATGCCACGCCGCCGGACGCGAGCGGGATCACGGTGCCCAACGTCTTCATCAACTGGCTGGAACCGGAGTACCAGTCCGAGGTGCTGGACGAGTTGCAAGCGAAGATCAAGGAACTGATGGCGGGCGGCACCGGCCTGCCTGTACCCATCGAGCAGGCGCTGTTCGCCCGCTCCCGCGAGCGCGACAGCGGTGAAACCACCCGCGCCGTGCAGGAGGCGGTTGATACCTGGGCCGCCCGTAACTTCTCCATGCCGCCGGGGATGCTCGCCAGGCAGGTGGACGTGGTGCGCGAGCAGGGCCGGCTGAAAGCGGCCGAGCTGAACCGCGACATCCTAGTTCAGGCGGCCACCTGGGAAATCGAGAACCTGCGCTTCGCCGTGCAGCAGGGCCTGGCCCTCGAGCAGTTGACCGAGAACATGCACCAGAACATGGCGCAGCGCCTGTTCGAAGTCGCCCGCTTTCACGCGGAAAGCCAGATCAACGTGTTCAACGCGCAGATCAGCCTATTCAACGCGCAGAACGCGGCCTTCGAGACGCTGGCGCAGGTCTACCGTACCAAGCTGGACGCGGCCATTTCCAAGCTGACCGCCTACAAGACCGCCGTGGAGGGCCAGGTGGCGCTGGGGCAGATCAACCAGCAGCGCGTCGAGGTGTTTAAGGCCAAGCTGGACGCCGTACAGTCGAGCGTCGAGGTCTACAAGGCGCTGATGCAGGGCGCTTCAGTGCGCGCCGAGACGATCAAGAACCAGTTCGATGCCTACCGCGCAGACGTGCAGGCGTATGCCGAGCAGATTGGCGCCGAGAAGGTCAAGTTCGACGCCTACGAGGCCCGCGTCAAGGGCGAGTCGGCCAAGGCGGATGTGCTCGATGCGCAGGCCCGTGCCTACGCTTCAACCATCCAGGGGCTGGCGAACAAGGCCGATGTCAAGGTCAAGGGAGCGCAGATCAGGATGGAAGCGGCGCGCACCAAGGTGTCGAAGTTCTTGGCCGACGTGGACGCCTACAAGGCCACCCTGCAGGCCAACCTGAGCGAGGTGCAGTACAACACGTCGGTGTTCCAGGCCCAAGTAGAAGCCTGGCGCGCAGCGGCCAGTGCCAACGTGGCCGACGCCGAAATGCAATCTCGCTTTGCCGACATGAACAGTCGGACCAACATCGCTTACGCGGAAATGCAGATCAGCGAGTACACCGCGAAGATGCAGAACGCTGTACAGCAGGCGCAGATCGCACTGGAGGCAGCCAAGGCCTTGGGGCAGTACACCGCCCAGCTCGCGGCCGGCGCTATGTCGGCGGCACATGTATCGGCCAGCATCAGTGGCTCTGGAAGTGCTAGTACAGGTGAAACAAAATCCGAAACAACTTCGACTTCTTATAATTATAATTATTGATTATGTGGATCACGGAACATGGAGGTTTCGTATTCTAAGGCTGGTTGTCTTTTTGAAGGTTTCGATATTCTTCCCAAGGTTTTTTTTCTTCGTCATACAGCTTGCTGCATGCAATGAATATCATGCGGCCAGCTAAGTTGCTCGGTGTCTCCTTTCCTATTGCCATCATGCAATCTCTGCCTGACTTGTAGCCAAATAATCCTCTCCCAGACCCTTGTTCAACCTCTAAGAGTGCATTTGGGTATTGGCCTGCGCAAAGACTTATCACCACCCGGGCAGTCTGATCGTTTTGCACTTCTGGCATTTTATCCAAAATGCATGTTGCATAGTCTCCTGCTATTGAAGAGGTGGAGATAATTGTCAGTAGGAACAATAGATTTCTCACAAGTACTTTTCTCCGGTTGTGCGCCCGGAATATATAGCTTTTGGTTCATTGGCGGAAAGTGGATACGCCATAGCCCCCTGTAGGGTTCGTCCAAAAATGAGACGAGCAGCAAGATTGAATCTGTATCCAAGCCGTTTTAGAGGCATCCCATGTACGGATTCAAGAAGGGCGCCAAGCCCAAGCAACGATTTGCAGATGGTGGGCGGGTGCGTGGTCCAGGCTCTGGCACCTCAGACGACATCGACACCGAGGTGCCTGCGGGCAGCTACATCATGCCGGCCGACTCGACCGAGCAGATTGGGGAAGCGGCGTTGCAGGGTATGGGGGCGCCGGTCCCGGTCAGCCTGAGTAACGGCGAGTACCAGATGCCTCCCGAGCAGGTTCACGCCGTTGGCGTGCAGGCGCTGGACGCTGTGAAGAATGCCACTCATGTGCCGGTAGCCCAGCAGGCAAAAGGGTTCTCTCCGCGTAAAAGGGGAGGGAATGGCGCCGAGAAGCCAGAATTGTTCTTCGCCGACGGCGGGGTTGTTGATGAAGAGCGTAAAAAGCAGACCCGTTTCGACATCACCAACACGCCCGCCGCCCAGCGTGCTGCTGGCGTTGTGCCGGAGGCATCGGCTCCCGTAGCCACCAGCGGCTACAGTGCAGACCCCACCATGGCAAGGGCGCAGGCCAATATCGATGCTGAACGGCAAGCAATGGCTGTGCATCGGCAGCGCACTGCTGATGCCGCGAATCTTCAGCCAGGAGTGGCGCCTGGCTACAGCGACAACCTCTATACCGCCAACGCCCAGGCACGTTCGGATGCAGCTCGGCAGCAACAGGCTGTGGCGCAGTCCGGTGCGCTGCCAGATGCGCCGTCGGCGCAAGGCTTCGCGCCCTCGCGACAAGGTAATGACCCGGCCAGAGCTGCAAGGATGCAGGCTCAGTTTGATCAACCGGTAACGGGCCCTGATCGATCTAAAGCTGCTGGTTTCACTCCGCAGTACCGCACCGAGGGACCAGGCTGGCGAACCGATTCGGTTCTTCGCGGGACGGGTGACGACGTAGCGCAGCAGTGGGCATCTGGTGAGTATGCCCGAGGCTTTGGGACTGGCGTGCGTGGGGCGCTTGCGGCGGTTCCGGCAGCATTCGCTGATGCTGGAGAGGATGTCGGTCGATTGGCTGAACCGGTGGTCAACTTCGGTAAAGGGCTATTCGGATGGGATGACACTCCGCCGGCGCTTCGTGGTCAGCAAGCGGCCCAGGGTGCAGCAGCTCCAAGTTCCAGTGCTGTGCCCGGGCGAGGCCAGGTGTTGCCGGCTGCTGGTTCGCCTACCGGAGCGTTGGAGTCGGCGGCGAATACTGGAGCCGCTATGCCAGGCGCCGGTGGCTCGGACCTGCCCAACAACGTGACGCGGGTGGGCAACAGCTTCTCCGGCACAACAATCCGCCCGGGCTACACCGTTAACGGGGAAGCTCAAGCTGCCGGGTTCACCCCAGGTGGTCAGCGGAGTGCTCAAAACCAGCGCGCAGTGGAGAACCTGCTGGCCCGAACGCCTGATGTGGGTATGGGGTTCAGTCCGAGTACTGTTTCTCAGGTACCGCCGATGACCCCGGACGCGCTGGCTCAGTACAACGCCGGTAACTCCAGCGCGCCTCGAGTAACCGTGGTTCCCGATAGCTCTCGGGCCGATAGCGTTCGCCAGGCCGCCTTGAATGCAGCCTCAACACCTTATCGCGGTTCGCCGAACGGGCAGTTAACTGCCCGCCAGATCGACAACCTGTTCGGGCTCCAGCAGAGCGATGACCGCAATGCTACGTCCTTGGCGAGCACTCGGGCGAATAACGACACGGCCTTGGCGCGAGAGCAGGTGCAGCAGCAGGGCGCCAATCAGCGCGCTGCTCTACAGGAAATGGGGCAGGGCGCGCGCTTCCTCGCCTCCAACGAACTCGATCGCCAACGCCTGGCTGGTGAGCAAGAGGCCAGGGGTTTCCAAACCCGCGCCGCCCAGCGCATCGAGAAGCTGTACGAGCAGTACGACAAGGCTGCTCCCGAAGACCGCGCCGCGATCGCCGAACAGATTCGTGTGCTTGCCGGTAAGGACGCTCCGAATCGCTTCACCGTGGTACCTGGCGGCCAGGAGTACGACCCGCAGTCCATGCAACTTCTGACGCGCCCTGCACGAGTACTCAACAACCAGACCGGACAATTTATCGACCAGCAAACGCAGTCGGCGCAACCCGTCGCTCCGCGAACTGGTGAGGTGCGAAGTGGATACCGGTTCAAGGGAGGGAACCCTGCCGACCAGAATAATTGGGAGAAGGTGTAATGGCCGATACCAGCAAGCCATGGGAAGAGTTCGCGTCTCAACAGCCAGTAACTGGTGGCGAGAAGCCGTGGGAGGAGTTCGGTGGCGAGACGAAGGAGGAGGGAAGAGGCCTGATCGGGCATGCGCGCGACCTTGGCCTATCCGTGGCCAAGGGGGTGATTGGGGTTCCGGAAGCGGCTGTTGGCCTCGCTGATATCCCAACAGAGGGCCGCGTAGGTAAGTTCCTCGAGAACCAGGACGGCATGCTCGGCTTCCGGCCCCGGGAGGCGAAGGATTTCCTGAGTGATCTGCACACCGATCAGTACAAACAGCAACAGCAGGACTTTCAGGATGCTGATGGCGTCGTAGACAAGACGCTGCATGCTGTACAGAACCCGTCGATGGTCGTGAACACCGTAGCGGAGTCTTTGCCTTCCATGTTGGCGGGGGGCGCGGTCGGTCGTGGCGTTCGGGCGCTGGCTCCAGCGTTGGCACCTGTGGCAGCCGGCGCGGCTGGCGAAGGGGCGGTTATGGCTGGTCAGCAAGCAGAGCAGATCCGCCAAGAAACTGATGACGGCTTGCTCACTCCGGCGCAGTCGGGAGCTGCGGTGGCCACTGGTGTGTTGGGAAGTCTGTTTTCCCTTGCCGGCGGTAGCTTGGCCAAGAAACTGGGTATCGGTGATGCGGATACCCTCCTCGCTGGTGGTGCCAACCCAGGACAACTGGTCAGCGAGCTGGCGTCCATGCCGGCGAAGAGCATTCCGCGGAAGGTGATAGAGGGCGCAATCTCCGAGGGCTTCCTTGAGGAACTGCCACAGTCCGCATCTGAGCAGGTTCTGCAAAACCTGGCGCTGGGACGGGACTGGGCCAGCGGCCTGGATGAAGCGATGGTAATGGGAACGCTGGCCGGGATGGCCATGGGTGGGCCGGCGGCGGTTCTGCATGGCGGTCAGCCGGCAGCGTCCCGTGGCCTGGCGGATGCGGACGCTACCTTCGAGAGTACCCCGGGCCTTGAGGGGCAGACCGAGACGACTGCGCCACTGGCACTCCCAGCTCCAGTGTATGAGGCTGGTTCTGACGGCCAGGTCCGGACCACGGTCGACCAGAACTCCGCTACCCAGGCACAGCGTCAGCAAGAGGCTGAACGTCTGGACCGAATCCGTCGAGGTGAAGTCACCGATGTGACTCCGGTCCCGGCGGCCCCAAAGCGCTCCGAGCAGATGGGTCTGGACCCGGCTGTTGGGCCACTGTCTGGTGCTGCTGCGCAGGCCGTGGACAGTGGCGCAACTGACCAGATGGTGCAACAAGCCGCGCTCCAGCAGGCAGCCGAGGAGGCGCAGAAGAGCGGCAGGAAAGGTGATCAGGTCAACCCGGAAACCGGTGAGATTACAGCGGAGCAGGGTGATCTGCTGGCATCCGATCCTGTCACCGATCTGCAGGGCCGCCTGGAATTTGTACGCCGGCAAGCCCGTGCCACCGGATGGGACGCGAAGAAAATCGCCGAGCGCGATCGCTTGCAGGAGGAACTGGACAAGCTCGCGCCAGCGCCGGATGCCGGCTACATGCAGCGCGTCGGTGAGCGCGTGAAGCGTATCGAGGCCGCGCAGAGCCCCGATGAAATTGCCGCGATCCTCGCCGAGGATCAGCAGGATGAGCAGCGCCACCAGAACGCCGCTGGCCGGGTGGAGCTAGCCGCCCGCGCTCGCGGCTTCGCCCTGGACCAGGCGGCGCAGCAGCAAGCCCCGACGCCAATCGGCGTGCAGGACGACATCCAGCAGGCCCAAGGCAAGGCTGACGCGCAGCAGGCGCAAGCCGCACAACCGGCTGTATCGCTGGCGCCGGCAGCGGAATCCGTACCGGCAGCACCTGCGACCGAGGCGAAAGCGACCAACCTGAAGGACGCCATTTCGAAGGTACGCCAGGCCAAACAGAAGCCCGAGCAGCCTGCGGCGCTGCAGGCCGTGCGTCGCGGAGAGGTGGGCGGAAAGCTGGGCAGTGGCGAAGTAGTGACCACCAGCAGCGGGCGGCAGACGACGCCTTTCCCGAAGGTCAGCGTGGACTCCAGCCGCAAGGCGACCAGCACCATCAAGGCCGTGGACCAGTGGCTGATGCAGAATGCCCTGGATGAAGCGCGCTCGCGCGGCGACGAGTTCAACGCGCGCCAGTTCGAGGCGAACCTGGCGAAGCCGCAGCGGGCCGATAAGGACGCTGCCGAGGAATACCTGTTCGGCCAACAGCCTGCTGTGCAGCCCCGCGTGCTGAAGCCACTGGCGCCGAAGTCTACCGCCACCGACAACAGCGCAAGCTGGGTCATCCGAAACAAGGAAACCGGTGAGGTGATCGCGGAAACGTTCGACCGTAAGAAGGTTGACGCGCTCAACACCGAGAAATACGAAGCGGTGCCGATCCAGCAGCACCTGGCGAGCCTGAACAAGCCCAAGGTGCCCAGCATCGAAGGCAAGGACATCGGCGAAGGGTGGGCGGAGTTCAGCAAGGAATCGGGCACCGTGGGTATCCCTCGCGCCGACATGCCGCAGATCAAGGCCGAGCACCGCGGCGCGATGGTGAACTTCCTGAGCGCTCGTGGCGTGCAGCATCAGGAAGAGACAGTTCCCGCAGATACCCTCAAACCGACGCAGGCTGAATTCAGCCGCGACAAGGTGGCGAAGGCCAAGGACTTCGAGGGTGGCAACCGCTCCATCTTGGTTTCGCGCGAAGGCAACGTGTTGGATGGGCATCACCAGTGGATGGCCGCCCGCGACAACGGCGAAGAGGTGAGGGTGATTCGCCTGGATGCCCCGATCCGCGACCTGGTGAAACTGGCCCACGAGTTTCCCAGTTCCACCACCGATGCCAGCAGCGGGCAGGGTGCCACGGTTGACGCGAGACAGGTGAGGTCCGTGCCTGAGCCAGCCGCTCCTGATGTGCCGAAGAAGAGGCCGCGCGGCGTGCTGGCAAAGAGGTTCCAGGCTGAGGCCCAGGCCCGCGCCGAATACTTCACCCCCGGCAACGTGGTGCGAGGTTACGGCGCCAACTACGACAGGGTTATCAGCTACAACCCGACCGAATCGGGAAGCTGGACCGTCACGGTGCGCAGTGTACGCAAGGAAGGCGACACCTGGGTGGATGTCCCGGGCGAGAGCGAGCGCACTCACATGACGGCGCCGGATGCGCGCGACATGAAGCGCGGCCCGGCCGGCCGTATCGCAACACAGGGGGCGCCAACCGCCGATGAGTTCCCCTTGAAGGAAGCCGCCGCCAGCTACTCCGGTATCTCGAACAGCAGCAGCCAGCGAGCGAAGTCCGATGCGGATGAGTTCCAGACCTACATCGACGTGGCCCGCGACGCGGGCGCTGTCGTGGCGCGCACCGATGCTCAGCAGGCGGCCGTGGAGCAAGCCACACGAGAATTGCGCGCCGATTACCTGGCCCAGTACCGACGCCTGATGAACGTGCGCGCCGGCACCTACAGCGGTTATGTTGTCGGGCGTTCTGGACTGAACAGCAAGCAGGCGGACAGGCGCAACAGCGCCTACGACCGCGCCATCGACACATTCGTGGCCTGGCAGAAGGCCAATCAGGATCGCGTGCGCCAGGCGGCCCTGGACGCCCGTACCGACGAGGAAAAGGCGGCAGATCGCCAGGCCGCCGAGCAGGCCCGCGCCGACAAGGCGCAGCGCAAGGAAGACGGGGACCGCAGCCTGATGCGCAGGATTCTGTCCTGGAAGAAGGGCAGCGAGCCGGTGGCGATCACCAAGGCCGCGCACCTTGCCGGGGTGAACTTCGGCAAGGATGGCTACCCGACCAGCATTAAGTTGACGCCGACCGATGGCAGCGTGCTGACCAGCGACAAGTTCGACCTGGCGGCGCTGTTCCGTGAGCGCGGCATGAGCGTGCCGGAGTCGAAACGCCGCGTGCGTGAACTGGTCGATTTCGTGCGCGCCGAGGATGCAGCCCGGCCCGAGTCCGAACCGGCAGAGGCACCCAAGCCCGAGCCCGCGCAGCCCAACGATTCGAAAACCCCGACGCTCGATGCGCATGTAGCCCTCATGCAGCGCGCGCGCAGTGGGGAGGCGACCGCCGACGAGTTCCGCCAGGCATTCGAGCGTACGCAGAACGCCCGCGACGCCCTGGTGGCCGAGCTGGGCACTATGAAGAAGGATGACCTGCTGAAGTCAGGCGGCTACAGCTTCTTCCACCGCTACCGCAACGAGAAGAAGGCAGCGATTGTCGATGCCCTGGCCGGTCGCGTGCTGGAGGAATTTGCGCTGGGCCGCAGCTACGGCCCGAGCAGCTACGTGATGTCGGCTGCCGGCCTAGAAGCGCACCGCCAGGCCAAGGCCAGCGCGCTGGCCGAGCTGGTGGCGAACACCACCGACGACGACATCAAGGCACACGCCGCCGAGGTCGCCGAGGCGCAGCAGGAAGTCCAGGCCCGCCGGGAAGCGCAGCAGAAGGCTGTCGCCAACCCGCAGACCCTCGCCGAGTTCCGCCAGGCAGTGAGCTACAACATGGAGGCGCACGGGGAGTCCCTGCGGGAGGCGTTCATGCGCCTGACGCCGGAACAGCGTATTCGCTACGACGAACTGGAGGCCGAGAGCACTAAGGCCCTGCGTGAGCAGGCCAAGGCACAAGCCAAGACCCGCGTAGCCAGCGCCGGGCAGACTACGGCCGGCGACATCATCGAGACGAAGCACACCAAGCACGGGCATGACCTGTTCGTTGTGCAACTGGCCGAGCGCGTCAGCCGCGAGGACTACGACACCCTGAACAATTCGGCGAAGCGGCTGGGCGGCAGCTACAGCAGTTATCGTGGAAATGGCGCCGTCCCCGGCTTCCAGTTCCGCACCCGCGAGGCGGCCGAAGCATTCCGTAAGTTGGTGACAGGCGACACCGCCGACGCGCAGGCCGTTGCAGAAGCGCGCCGCGACGCCTTCGAGGATGACCGCAGTCAGGGCGCCGCCGAGCGACTGCGCACCATGGCTCAGGCCCTCAACGAGCGGGCCGATGAAGCGCTGAACCGCGAGCGCAAGCAGAACACCGAGCGCCGTGCGCGGATGGCCGCCAGCGCCGAGGCCTCTGCGCGGTCCGACAAGGCACTGGCCGCCACCATGAACAACCTGGCCGATGCCATCGAGGGCGGCAAGGCCAAGTTCCTGGACACCGTGCGGCAGAAAGTGCAAGTGGAGTTCCTGGCGCGGGAACTGCGCAATGCGAAGGACGCGCAGATTCGTGCGAAGTACCCGACTTACGGCGAGCAGGAGAAACACCGCGGCGAGCCGGTGGACGCCGAGACGGTGGACTACTCCACCTTCCCCAGTTACACCGCCATGCGCTCCGACCTAGCGAGCCTGGCGCGCCAGATGGCGGACGTGGACGGCCTGAAGAAACTGGCCGCGCGCCTGGAGAAGGTCGCCGACGACGTGACCGAGGCCTACACCGACTGGGCCAAGCAGAACCTTCTGTCCGTCAGCCGCTTCACCCGCGGTGACCAGTTCGCCGACTTCAAGAGCCGCGAGGATGCCGAACGTGCCATTCGCCGCTCCGGCCTCACCGGCAAGGCCATCGTGCTTCCGGTGAAACGCGGGCAGAACCGCATCGTCATGGCCCCCAGCGAAGCCATGAAGCTGGGCCTATGGCAGGGCGACGGCGACAAGCGCATCACGCTGTCCGGCGAGTTCGGTGGCGAGTTGGTGCAGGCCCTGGGTCGGCGCAGCGGCAGCAAGATCAACGTTCCGTGGGCGCTGGAGAGTGCGCACGAAAAGCGCAAGCGCCTGGAGAGCATGGGCATCCTCACCGGCAGCGAGTACCGCTCTGCACTGCGCGAGTTCGTAGCGCTGCGCGAGGCGCCCGCCGAGCCCGACAAGATCAGGGAAATGGAACGGTCCATGATCGGCCGCCGAAATGACGGACTGGACTTCTTCCCGACCTCGACCGTCGTCACCGAGGAAGCCATCGACGCCGCCGACATCCAGGGAGGCATGGACGTGCTGGAGCCTTCCGCCGGCATGGGCCATATGGCCGATGCGATCCGCGAGCAGACCGGCGTGGAGCCCGACGTGGTGGAGCTTTCCGGCGAACGCCGCGAGTTGCTGGAGGCCAAGGGCTACAACCTGGTCGGATCCGACTTCATGGACGTGTCCGGCAAGCAGTACGACCGTATCGTGATGAACCCGCCATTCTCCAAGGGGCGCGACATCCAGCACGTACAGCACGCCTACAGCCTGCTGAAGCCCGGCGGCCGCCTGGTTGCCATCATGAGCGAAGGCGCCTTCTTCCAGAGCAACAAGGCCGCCGAGAACTTCCGCGCCTGGCTGGACGGCCTGGGCGCCACCAGTGAACGGCTGCCGGAGGGTTCGTTTATGGACCCGGCGCTACCCGTCAATACCGGCGTGAACGCGCGCATGGTGGTGATCGATAAGCCGGCAGCCGAAGAGTCTCCAGCGCCGCAGCCCGGCGAACAACCGCCCGTGCAGTATTCGTTCGCCGGACGCAATGCTGTCGGCGCCAACCTGCATGCCCTGAGCACAGCACAGCAGCGCATCGCCATTGGCGAAAACGCCGAGGTCGTTCGCCGAGATACCGGCTGGCACCGTAGCGCTGATGGCAAGTGGCGCTTCGAAATCAGCGATCATCAGGCCAGCATCGCCGTGGCCGGTGAGACTGCTGGCGCCATCATCAATATGGCCCACCTCAATGCGATCAACGACGAGCGCAGTCGACCGACCGTCGGCGATGTGCTCAACCATCCTCAACTGTTCGCTGCATATCCTGACCTGCAGCGTATCCCGGTGGCAGTGATGCCAGAGGGCGTCACTGCGCTGGCTCGCCTACGCCGGTTCGCCACTGGTAACCAAGTTGAGGTTCAGGCGAACATGCCCCGCACCGAGGTTGCCTCGGCGATCCTGCACGAACTCCAGCATGCGATACAGATCCGGGAAGGTTTCGCCATGGGCGGCTCGGCCAGGGCTTTCGTCAGCAACTTCGACAAGACTGGTGCGGCGACCTATCGTCGTTTGGCTGGAGAGGTGGAGGCGCGCAACACGCAGGCTCGGCTGAAAATGACGCCGCGCCTGCGCCGGGACATTGCACCCGATGAGTCGGCGGACATCCCTGCAAGTCAGGTGCTGGTGTCGTTCAATGGCCGCGACATCGAGAATGGCCCGTTGCCGCAGAACCTGACGGGGCGTCCGCCGATGACCTCGCAAAGCCTGGTGCGTGCTTTCGACCTGCAGTTCCCAGCACTGGGCCAGGCTGTGCGCAAGATGCTGAAGCGCGGCAAGGAAGGACAACGGGGCGGCTTGGTGGTGATCGACAGCGCCGACCCGTTGCGCATCGCGCACACCTACGCGCGGAAATCCGGTACCGCACTGAGCGATGCCGTTCAACTGTTTGAGGATGGCGGGCGCATCAATGGCTTCTACGATGCCAGATCAGGTCTAACTTTTCTGGTCGGCCCGAACCTGAATCCGGTAACCGCACCGGCCGTGGTGCTTCACGAAATGGTTCACGGCCAGCAGCGGCAGAATCTCGACCAGGCTGCCCACGCCATGCTGATGAATCGCGGCAAAGTGCGGAGCGCCGAACTGCGCACCTTCCTGGACCGTGTGGCCAGCCGCATGATCGAGGCCGGCGAGAGCCGCAACATGAAGGAGGCCGCTCCGTATATCGTGGAGCAGGCTGTTATTGAAGGGCGAGAGCAGGGGTTCGCCGAGGCTGATAGCCGGTTCCTGTCCTGGGTAGACAGTGCGCTGGGCAAGCAGGTGGGTGACTTCCTGCGTAGGTTCCTGGCCAACATCCGTCAGTGGATGCTGCGCCACGGTCTGCCGGTTGGCCGTATCAGCGTGGACGATCTGGTGCGATATGCGATGGCTGGTGTGGAAAGCGCCGCCGAAGGCCGGGTACGGGGCGACGGCCTAGCCATGAGCCAGGACGACATGCGCAAGGCGCGCGTGCTGCAAGGTCCGCCGGTGGCCATCCTGGAGGGGAATGAAGCACCACAGGGCTTCGCTGCGGTTCGCGAGTGGGCGGCGAAGCTATTCGAGTCTCAAGGTGGCAAGGCAGTGAACCCGGACCTGGGCGATGTGGTGCTGGATATGCGCGCTGTGCGCGACTCGATGGCGCATGGCAAGGCCAACCCATACAAGTTCTCGGCGTTCGCGGCCGTCAAGGACGTGCTGGAGCGTGGTGTGGTGGTTCACCGCGCGGACTATGAGAAGGGGGAGAGTTTCTACGTATCGGCGCCGGTGGTGATCGACGATAAGGATGACATCGTGACCGTGTTGGTGCGCCGCGATCCGAACATGCAGCGCATGTATCTGCATTCGGTGGCCACAAAAGAATATCTCCTGAACCGTCGAGTATCCGGTGCTGATGCCACGATGGCAGTGCAGCCTTCCGGCTCGTCCAGTTCAGGAGACGTAGCCAGTGTACTCCAGCGGCTGCTGACCGCAAGCCTGAATGAACCCGAAGGTCCGCAGTTCAGTCGCTCCGGTCTGCGCGAACTCACCAGCAAGGCTACCGCCGAACTGAACAAGACCTTCAGCGCTCCGGGAGGCCTGTCCTGGTGGCACAAGACCATCGGCACCATGTACAACCTCGCAGAGCGTTCCCCGGCATTCAAACCGGTCTTCGAGTCGGCGCAAGGATTTATCGATGACGTGAGTTATTACGCCAGCGATGCGGCTGATCTGGCGCCGAAACTGCTGCCGAAGCTGGAAACCTGGCGCGACATCGCAAAGTCCCCGGTGGGCGCTGAGGACAACAAGGCGGTGGCCAAGCCGGTATTCGAGGGCACGCTGATGTGGGCGCGCGACGTGGACGGCAAGCCGGTGCGCGTCGATTCGCTGGCTGAGCGCGCCATGCGTCTGACGGCCGACGAGAAGGCGGACATCCTGCGGAAGCAGGGCAAGATTCCCGAGGGACTGCTGCGCGCCTGGCGCGGCCTGAGCCCCGAGCAGTTCGCCAAGATGATCGACAGCCGCTACGAGTCGCAGATGCTCAAGGCAGGCATCGTCTGGACCGACGCTGAGCTGCGCGACATATGGAAGCTCAACGATGCTCAGGTCGCGCTGTACCGCGAGTTCCGCGCCGCCACCGACCGTAGCCTGGACACCATGGCCCGCGCCGACATGCTGCGCTTCGGCGGCGAGGATGTGAAGGAACTGCGCGACCAGGTGATGGACGCGGCCGATGCGCAGGAGGGCGCCGCGATACTGCGCGACCACCTGGCGCAGATGGCTGATGCATGGCCGGAACGCGCCACGAACCTGCTGAACCTGGCACACGGCATGACGGATCGCGCCGAGAAGGTCGCCCAGTTGCAGGGCGAGGGCTATGCACCGCTGTCGCGCTTCGGCAAGTACACAGTGGACGTGGTGGGTCAGGACGGTCAGCGTGAATACTTCAGCCTGTTCGAGACGAAGCGCGAGGCCAACCAGATGGCCGAGCAGATGCGTGGCGCGTTTCCTGGCGCCACCGTGAGCCAGGGCACCCTGTCCGAGGAAGCGTACAAGCTATTCGCTGGCATCACACCGGAAACGCTGGAACTGTTCGGCAACGCCCTCGGTTTCGACTCACAGGGCGATAGCGCACGTGATCAGGCTTTCCAAGACTACCTGCGCCTGACAAAGACCAACCGCAGCGCAATGCGCCGGCTTATTCACCGAAAGGGCATCGCTGGTTATAGCGAGGACGTAGGGCGGGTACTGGCTTCGTTCGTATACTCCAATGCGCGGCAAACCGCCGCCGGCCTGCACATGGGCGACCTTTCCGAGGCTGTGAACGGCATCCCGCAGGCGCAGGGCGAACTGAAGGACGCCGCGGTACGGCTGGCCGACTACATCAAGAACCCGCAAGAGGAGGGGCAGGCGGTGCGCGGACTGCTGTTTGCACAGTACCTCGGCGGCTCCGTCGCGTCTGCCTTCGTCAACATGACCCAACCGGTCCAAGTGACTTTTCCCTGGCTGAGTCAGTATTGCGGGGTGAAGCGCGCTGCGACGGAACTGGGGCGTGCAGCACGTCAGATGGCGCATCGGTCCTATCAGTTCGAGCCGGACCTGGCCCGGGCATTAAAGCGCGCCGAGGATGATGGGGTGGTGTCCCCGCAGGAGGTCCACCAGTTGATGGCGCAGGCCCGCGGCAGCGGCTCGCTGCGCGCGGGGGACGGGACGCGCTTGGGTGATGCTCGAGCACTTGCGTCCAACAGCGTGGCGCGCCTGTCGATGGCCTGGGGCAAGTTGTTCGGCGCCGCAGAGCAGATCAACCGCCGCATGACCTACATCGCGTCGTATCGCATCGCCAAAGCGCAGAACATGGCCAATCCTGATGAGTTCGCGCGCCGGGCCGTGCGCGAGACGCAGTTCGTATACTCCAAGGCCAGCAAGATGCGCTGGGGGCGTGGTGCCGTCGGCGGCACCTTGATGACCTTCAAGACGTACAGCGTGGCCTATCTTGAGCTGATGCATCGCTTGTGGAATCAGGGTGAGCCTGGTTCGCAGGAGCGCAAGGACGGTCGGAAGGCTGCTGCCCTGATGATCGGCATGCTGCTGCTCGTCGGCGGCGCCGGTGGCTTGCCGTTCGCCGAAGACGCCGAAGACCTGATCGACGGTGCGGCGCAACTCATGGGCTACAACTTTTCTACCGCGAAGGCCAAACAGGAGTTTCTGGAAAGTCTGTTCGGTCGGGTGCTTGCCGACTTCATTGATCGCGGGGTGTCCGGGCTGCCTGGGGCTCCGCTCGATGTATCGGGCCGGCTGGGTATGGGGAACCTGATACCCGGAACCGGTCTGCTAACTGAAAAGACCAGCCATACGCGAGACGTCCTGGAAATAGCTGGCCCGATGGGAGACTTTGCCAGCCGAATAGCGAGTGGTACTCGCAAGGTGCTGGGAGGTGATATCGGCAGCGGTATCCTGGAGATGTCGCCGGGCGCGGTGCGAAATGCGGCCAAAGGCGTGGATATGCTGGCCACTGGCATGTACAGGGACGCCAAGGGCTACAAGGTGCTCGACACCAACGTGCTCGAGGCCGCTATGAAGTCCATCGGCTTCCAGCCGGCCAGCGTAGCCACTATCCAAGGGGCCAACATGCTCAACCAGAAAGCAAAGGCCTTCTACAACTTGAAAGCCCAGGAAATTCGCAGCATGTGGGCGGCCGGCATCTTCGAGAAAGACCAGGGCAAGGTTGAGCGCGCGCGGCAAGCAATAGCCGACTGGAATCGGCGCAACCCTGACCAGCCAATGGCCATCCGAGTGCCAGACATCATGCGACGAGTCCGCGAAATGTCGCTATCGAAGGACGAACGGATAGCGAAGACCGCACCGAAAGCGATGCGGCAGCAGATGCGAGAGGATTTGGAGCGCACCCGCGCAACGCTGGACTGAACCCCCTGTAAGGATTTGCCGTTCTCTGGATGTACCGAAAACTACCTGCCCAAGAAGCCGGGGCGTGATGCCCCGGCCTTTGGAGGATGGAGTTATGTCGGAGAGGGCCGGAATGGCGGTAGAGGTGGCGGGCGTTTCGGTGGCCAACAAGACCACGCTGGCTGGCGCCCTTGCGGGCGCGTTGGGCTGGCTGGCGCAGATCAACTGGGTGGGGCTGGTCGGCGTGCTGGTCGCCGTCATCGGTCTGCTGGCCAATATCTATTTCCAGGTTCGCCGCGACCGCCGCGAATCAGCCGAGAGCGCTGCCCGCATCGAGGCCATCCGGGGGCGTTGCGATGTCGAACAGCCGTAACCGCGTGCTGGTTGCCGCGCTGACCGTCAGCCTGGCCGGCTTCGGCGCCTGGATGAAGTCGGAGGATTTCAGCGCGAAACCATACGTGCCGACCAAGGGTGACGTTCCGACCATCGGTTACGGCTCCACCCGCTACGAGAATGGCCAATCGGTGAAGCTGACCGATCCGCCGATCACCCGCCAGCGCGGCGAACAACTGGCGCGCAGCCTGATGGCGAAGGACGAACAGCAGTTCCGCGACTCGCTGCCCGGCGTGAAGCTGTTCCAGGAAGAGTATGACCTGTACCTGGATTTCACGGGCCAGTTCGGCATCACCAACTGGCGCGGTAGCTCGATGCGCCGCGACTTGCTCGCCGGCAACTACCGGCAGGCGTGCGACGACCTGCTGAAGTGGCGCAACCAGGCAGGCCGCGACTGCTCGCTGCCGAAGAACTGGGGGCCGAAGGGCTGCAAAGGTGTGTGGACCAGACAGCAGGAGCGGCATGCGCAATGCATCGCCGTGCAGGTGCCGCAATGACCGCCCGCGAGCTGGGCGCCGTCCTGGCTGCGATAGCGCTGGCTGGCCTGGTGGCCAGCACGCTGACCTATCGGCACCTGTACCAGGACGCCACCGCCAACCTGAAGTCGCTGAGCGACCAGGTGGAGCGGCAGAACGCCGAGACTGACGCCAAGCTGGCCGAGCTGACCGCGCAGCGCGACATGAAACAGGCAGCGCTCAATAAGGCCGCTGCCGACCAAGAGAGGAAGGACAACGATGCTCAGGCTGAAATCGCTCGCCTTGCTGGTGAGCTGCGCGACCGCCCTGTGCGCGTGCGCATCGTCCCCGCCGCAGGTGGGGGCTGTAGTGGTGGCGCCGCAGGTGACGCAGCCGGCACCGCCGAAGCTGGTGCAGGAGACGCCGCCTCGGCCTACGGGCTACTACCGGAAGAAAATTCTCGACGCTTTAACGACTCCCTGAGCGAAGTCGAAACCCTGAGCGCGGCCTACAACTCGTGTCGCGCCCGGTTGATCCCCCAAGAGCCGACCCTGTAGGGAGGAAACCATGGCCTACACCGCATATCGGGTGCTCAAGGCACCTATCGACCAGATCGAGCGCTTCATGACCGAGGCCATCGCCGATGGCTGGCAGCCGCTCGGTGCGCCTATCCTGCTCTACCCCGACGACAAGGCCGTCTACCAGGCTCTGGTCAAGGGTACGCCGGATGGTAGTGGCACTGGCCCTGTCACCATCGTGGTAGACGACATCACCGATGCTTCCGCCATCGGCAAATCTCTGCTGACTGCCGTCAACGATGGCGATGGGCGTGCAGCAATCGGGGCCGGCACTTCCAATCTGCAGTTGGGCACCACCGCAACCACCGCCAAAGCGGGAGACTATGCGCCTGCCTGGGGGGATGTGACAGGGAAACCGGCGGTTATTGCGGCTGGTACTGATGCCGCGACAGCAAGGGGGGCTATTGGCGCGGGAACATCCAGCCTTGCGATCGGTACAACCGCTACTACCGCGGCGGCTGGCGACCACAACCATGCAATCACTGCTGATGCTGCCAGTGGGTTGGCTGCAGCCTCCAGCGTTCAAGATGCGTTCGTAGCGGTTTCGGCGCGAATCAAGGCTCTGGAGTCGGCTGCGCCGTAGATGAATGCAATATGCCATGGATGGCGCATTTGAAGGCACAGGGCCTTGCGCAGGCGGAAGGTGAGGGGGGACATTACCGCATTCCACGGAGCTTCAACCAAAGGAACGATGGCCATGTACATCAAGGTCGCTATTCGAACTGCGGCACCTATCGCCGTAGTGACTCTGCTCTCACTGCCTATATCCGCACCTGCCCAGGTCTTCAAATGCATCGACAGCAGCGGGAAAATAACCTTTTCAGATCAAGGGTGTGCAGCGGGTCACTCAGCGGCCGCGATAGACGTTGCGCCGGCGAACACCCTCGACAGCTCGCAGTACCGAAATCCGCCGCCTCAACCTGAGGTACCAGATCGCGTTGCGCCCTCGGTGCGGTCTGGCGTTCAAGTTAACGTCGTCGGGGGCGACAACGATGCAGAACGTGAGCGGAAAAGGCTTTGCAAAGAGGCCTCGACGCCCTATCCCGGATCTCGTGGAGGGCTGACCTCTGCTCAGCTTGCCGCCGCCGCGCAGTTGTGCGCGGGTGTTTCAGTTCCTATGCCTACTACACCCGCGCCGGCCGGTGGCAGTGCAAGGCGAGCACCGACGGCACCTGTAGCACCAGGAGTCCTTACCAGTTGTGATGACAGTGGGTGCTGGGACAGCAACGGGGCTAGGTACAACCGAGGCGCTGGAAATACTCACTTCCCGGCGAATGGTGGGCCAGCGTGTGAGCTTGTTGGCGGGAACATGGTGTGCCCCTGAAGTTGTAGACTACGGCCTTTTCCTACGAGGGCAGGGCATGCTGGTCATTCGATTCAAGGGCTGGTCGGTGAAACTCGACCACCAGGTGGGCAGCGCTGGGAAGTTCGGCATCTGGTCGTTCCACGGTTCGGAGAGCAGCTACGTGCCGGACATGGAGACGATTCTCCGGCATGCGGCGATCCGGCCTGCGGAGCCGAAGGGGGGCGCCGAGGTAGAGGTATTCATCTGTGATTCGCGCATGCCGCAGGATGAATGGCGGCCTGTCGGCAGCGGTGTCGCCGCTTACGAGGCGGAGCGCTGA